CGGCAGGATTTGAACCTGCGACCCTCTGCTCCCAAAGCAGTAGCGCTGCCAGACTGCGCCACATTCCGAAATCGCCGATGGGCACAGTCATCTGTTTCCAGAGGCACAGGCCAGGTGCAAACAGCCGTTGCTCGCGAACAAGCTAAGGGCCCACCGACTGGCAAGGTGTCACAGGCGCCAGCCGACTGACTTGTGTCGGTGCGGGTCTGCGTACCCCTTGCTTGGAACCGAATATAGCACACGCTAAAAAGACGTCAACCCAAATTTGCCTGCGCGTGCCGTCTTTTTTTCCGTTGCGCCGGCCGCAGAACGCGGACCTCGGTAGGTTCCTCGCGCGTGTTGGCCTGCAGCGCGCGGCGGTCGGCCCTGGAAACCACCAGGCTGTTGCAGTAGAGCGGCGAGAGCTGCGGCGGCACCTTGTTCCAGTCCACAATCTTGTCCAGGCCCAGGTAGAGGTAGCCGGCGTGGGCCATGCGGCACAAGTCGAATGTCTCGTTGCGCGAGCGCACCTTGCTCCAGATCCCGCTCGGGCTGCGCGTCTCGGCGTGCAGCTCGTCGAAAAACGCCACCGTGACCCAGCCGTTTGGCCACAGGGTCGGATGCTTCGCCTTGGGGAAGTGGATGTAGCCAGGGCCTGGCACATCGCGGCGTAGCCCGCTGTCCACGGCGTCCGAGAGCAGGTGCGGATTGCAGAGCTGCAGCGGCACGTCGCCGGTCTTGTTGTTCTTGCCCCCCACCATGGTCTCTCGGACCACTGGCGCCTTGGGCTCGCTCCCGCCCTTGTACAGCATCACGCGGTTGTGCAGCTTCTCGGCGCGCAGGCGACGATACCAGGCGTATGCGTTGTGCGATACGCCCTCGCCGCCGTTGGCCTTGCCCTCACCGCCGGTATCGACCACGGTCATGAGTGGGTGCAGCTCGCGCTCGTCCTCGGGTGTGCGCCACGTGGCCCGAATCACCAGCTCGGTGATCTGGTCCCAGTCCTCGGCAAAACCGGCGGGGTCGATTGGTGCGAACTCCTGGCCAGAGCCAGGGCGCCGCGAGTCCTTGATCTCGAAGCGGTCGATGACCCAGCGCTCGCCGTAGGGCCCGACTGCCTGGATCTGCACCACGAACCGCGCATTGGACCCACCCTGCACGTCCACTGCCGCGATGATGCAGCGGGTTTCCGCCGGTGCGATGTACTGCGGGTATTCCTCCGCACGCTCGGCAGGGGTCTTTCCGTTGGTCTTGTTGTCGGCCAGGTGCCTTGGCATGTAGGGCATGCCTTGGTCGGTGTTGACCGTCTGCTTTAGCTTTTCTTCCGAGCCCGTCAGCGCGAATTCCTGGAGCCCGATCAGGTACTGCTCGATCAGCGATTGCCAGGACTGGTATGCAGCGGCCACGCCCCCGAGCCAGTAGCCCTGCATGGTCGATTGCCGGCTCTCCCCGTGCATGTTTCCTTCGTCGTCCACAGTGACGCCATCGGGCAACCAGACACCGCGCGAATTCATTTCCTTTTTGGCGCTCGGTTGGATGATGCAGCCGTGGACGGGGCACGTGATGCGCGCATAGTGCTTGGCCATCACCGGTGCGCTGATCGAGCGCGCGTCTCGCACCAGTTCCTCGAAGGACGGCATGCGGAACAGGTCCAGGCCAGGGGCCGCCTCGAAGTACGAGCCGCACTCGGGACAGCGCCAGTACCAGCGCTGGCGGTCGGTGCGGTTGTAGAGCGACAAGATCCCGCCGGTGGGTGGGGCCTCGTGCGCCGTGGCCGGCGTCCAGCCGAGCGAGATCAGCGGCTTGCCGGGGCTGGACTCGACTAGGGTCATGCCGCGCGACATGAAGGTGGTTGTGCGCTTTTTGGCCAAGTCGAACAACGGGCCTTCGCCGTCCACGTTCTCCGCGTTGGCCATCCGGTCGATATCGGTGATGGCCACGTACCGGTAGGTCGAGCCGGAGACGTTGGAGACGGTCGGCCAGGCGATCCGCACCCACATGCCATGCCGGAACATTTTGTCGAACGTGTTGTCGTCCACGTCGCGCGCCGAGAGCATGGCCTTGACGTGCTCGCTGTGGCGCAGCGCGCTGTCGATATCGGTCTTGGAGAATTCCCGCGCCTTGTCCTTGTTCATCTGGATGAACAGCATGTTGCCGGGGTCGTTCACCACGTTGTGGCACATCCAGCCGACCAGCAGGCCGGCGGTCTTGCCTGTCCGTGCCGGCCCGACGAACACAGTGGCCTCGTGCAGCCGCGAGGCGAGCGAATTGAGGGGGGCGACCATGTAGGGCGTCGCGCTCGCGCTCCAGGCCGTGGCCGCACCGCCGGTCTGCTTAATGATCAGGTTTTTGGCGGCCCCTTCGCTGATGGTCACTCGGTTGGGTGCCTTGAACGCTTCGTACCCGCTGCACACATCGCTCAGCGCGCGCCCGTAGTGCGACTGGTCCATTATTTGCCCTTGCCTTTTTCTGGCTCGTCGGTCACGAACATTTCTAGTTCGTTGGCCAAAGTGGTCAGCGCTTCGTTAATCGACTCTTCGATTTTCACCAAAACCGCCGGGTCCAGGCCAAACTCCTTTTCCAGAATATCCGGGATCTGGCGAATATGGCTGGCCACGCTCGCGAGCGCTTCGGCCGATGCCTCCCGGTACGCTGACCGAGAGAGGTATTCCCCGCTGTCGATCTGGAATCTCAGTTCGGCGTTTTTGGCGTCGGCCTGCGCCTTGGCCAGCTTCGCGTCCGACAGTTCAATGGCCCGCTTCGTGGCCTCGGATAGGTGGGGCGCATCTGGGCTATCGGCCTGGCTCCGATCCTTGGGCGAATATCCCGGTTTGCGGCCAGCGCCCTCCCGCCGCCCGCCTTTATTCGGTCGCAAAGTGCCATCGGTCTGGAGTTCAAAGTCAGCATTCATACCTGCATTATTCCTCATTTAGCGATTGCTATGTAAGACATAGGCATCTGTGACCTGGATGTAGGTAATCCGGTGTAACGGACGATTATCAATGACAAAAAAGTTCGGAATAAGCGTTCACCGCGCTCATTGTCACCCGCACGTCTATGAACTCCACAGGGGCCCCCGGAATTAATTAAATCCCGCGCGTGAACAGGATTGCTGTGGCTTGAGCTGTAACGCAACACACAACACATACACACAACAGAGTCTGCGCTGTGACGCATGGCCGGCTGTTGTTAGTTGTGCATAGCGTTACAACACACCGTGCATACGCTGGTCTGTGCATGGTGTGTTGCGTGTTCATGCTCATTAGACGCACTGTGTACATGCATGCGCTACACGCCAGGTAGAGGTGGCCATGACCTGCCCTGTAGTGTGTGTTGTTACATGTAGCGTTACAATTTATTTTCAGCATGGTGCATGAAACCTATTGACAGTGGATGCAGTAACGCTACAATCAACACATCGCAACAGACAAACAGGAGCTGACACCATGTACCGCAACGAACACACTGCCAACGAAGCCCTTGCCACTATGGCCACAGAGCGGGCCCGTTGGGCTGCAGCACTGGCCGCACCTGCCAGCCGCACGGCACGCACCGTGCACAAGAAAATGGGTTTTATCGCCCGCATCGTGGCTTTGTTCGCATAAGGGGCGAGTAATGAACACAGCTCAAATTGAAGCGCTTGTAGTAGCAGATTCGCACCTCGCAAGTGTAGGTCTGTTGTCCTACGCCCAGTTACTTGAATTGTTGAATGACGCAGCCCGATTGGGTTTGACGTTCGATATTGGTAGCGCGTATATCCGCCGGTGCTATATCGACGAACAAACGGCCCTTTGCGCCCGCATAGCGGCTGCGAATGGCAATGTGAAACCCTGAGCAGGAATAAACCATGCTTACCCTCTCTGCCCTGCTTTCCATCGTTCTGCAGTTCTATCCCTCTGCTCAAGTCGAATATGTGCCTGTTGGTAATATGGCCTATGCGTCTGATTGCATTATGCAATCCGCTACTGATGGTGTTTTGCTGTACTGCTTTGCAGACAACAAAGCCGTTGTTATGGCGACGAACGAAAAAGACTTTCTTTAATCCCTCTATTCTCGATAGGAGCTGAACCATGCAAGCCATTCGCACAAAGTACATTGGCCCCTCGAATTTCAAGGGTTCACGCATACAAGCCAAATGTGAAGCAAAAACGATTTACGTTTCTTATGACCATGCGCTGAACATCGACGAAAACCACAAAGCCGCGTGCACTGCGCTTTTGTCAGCCATGGGTTGGAATACTGATGGCTATGGCGATATGGTAGGGGGTGTTTTCGATAACTGCCATTATTGGGTTTTCGACGATAAGCGCCTTAAAGCCATCGACGAATGGGTGAAACTGACCCGTAAAGCTACGCCTACCGGTAATCCATGGTGTAAACCGGAGTTTCGTGCATTGGTCGAATGCGTGGCCCGTTCACAGGGTTTTTATGGCACCGCTTTCGAGTGGTCAGATATTCGGGATGCTTCGCCTAAGTGGGGTACACCGAATGCCTAACCGAATTTATCCTGTTTCTTTCGGTTTTAATATCTCGGTAGAAATTATCCGAAACCTCGAAACCGACAATGCAAAGGTCGTTATCCATTCGCCTATGTACAGGAACAAACAAAGCGCAATGCCGCATTCGTACAAAGCAAGCCAATATTCTGATTGTGAGATTTTGCGTGACTCGGATTTTATCCGGGTTATGGCTGGAAAATTTCCAGCGGTAAAGTAACCACTGATAGGCGTAGAACCCTGCGCCTATTGTTGGGAATTTTCCCTAGTTGAAACGAATGGAGTTGATTATGAAAATTGTTCTTGAACGCCACCGCTTCGCCCCGGAATTGAACAAAGCCTATGTTGGCCCATCGCGTGTTTGCGTGCCTGCACCCGGTTGCACAACTATCCGCGCCGTGCGCGAAAAACTGTTTGCCCCGTTGAAATATCGCGGTCGATTTGTGACTCTCCGGGCGGAAAATACGCCGGGTAATAGGGGTTGCAACGAAACCCGCACCGGTTTTTGCAACAATATTCGCTCCCTGTCTGGCGCATTGGTGCTTTTCCGCAATCGCCACAATCTGCCCGGTTGCGTGCATACCGTTAACACTCGATTGATTGGGTAAGCTGTGGCCCACCAACAAACCATTAGCCGCCGTGTTTTCTATGCCCTTGGGGGCCTTGAAAATCCTGCACTGTATCGCAAGGGCAACCGCTTTTATATTCGAGGTGTGGCATGAAAAAGACCGATTTTGAGTGGCAACAAGAATGCAAGTTTATCGATTCGTTGGTTGATAAAAAAGGCGTGGTTCCGAATATGAACAACGACACACCTACTTTCATTCGCTATTGCGAAATGCAACGTGATGCTGCGGGGCGTGACGGCCAATTTGATGCATCGACGTCAATTCAGCACGTTATCGACGATATGCAAGACTACGCGCAATCGGTCGATACCGGCTATCTGCACCATGGCAAAGGAACAGCGGGCCCGTTTCGCACTGAATCGGTGAAACTCCGGCACGAAGCGCCTGACAATTGGTTTGCCCGATTTGAAGGCAAATGGCGCAAGGTTAACGTACAGGTAAATCGTACGTTTATCGTGTTCCAAGGCGAAAAGATCGATATTCAAATTTGGGGAGTCTGAAAATGGACCGTTTCGCAATTTGCCAAGCGTACGCACAACTTGAGTCTGATTACAACGTTGGCGGTATTCTACGGGAACGCCCTAGTAACCAAAGGCGCAGAGAATCTATCGGTTGCCAGTTGTCACGCATGAGCTTTTCAAACCCGCATGGTTGGATCGATATCGAGGCGGAACTAGATGAAAACGCTGATCACAGCGACGACGATATACGCGAAGTTTACATGCGTGCCGTACTGCGTTGGAATTTGCCAATCGATGCGGGTTTGTTGTCGGCCATGCGCCGTTTCTTTGCACCTGAATTTCTGGCAAAGTATCCGCAAACACAAGGTGTGTCGGCATGAACTACCGTCACCCAACATCAAAGCGCCGTGCTGTGGTTTATCACGTGTACGGGACTAAATCGGCCCATGGGGTCCAATTTTTCAATTACCGCCAGCGCGTGCCCTACTTGGATTCGACATACGCAAGCAAAGCGGATGCGCTGGGCCATCTTGCTGCACTGGGTTATTCAATCGAGGGGAAAGCATGAGAAAAGAATTCATCAAGTGCGCCAGTCGCACCACTGCGCGGCGCCGTGCTCCTTGGGCTGCGGCCACTATCCAATGCGAAGACGGTTTTATGGTTTTCGAATGCGTCAACGAGGCGCGAATTTTCAGGGGGCAGAAATGAACGCCGAAATCCATCCTATCGGTTCTATCGTCCTGTCCGTTGCGGGTGAGCAGGATTGCGACGAACAAGACAACGAACGCAGCACGGGCCCGCGCGCATGGGGTTACATAGAGGATCATTTCCCGGAATCCGGTTATTCGGTCGTTTTCCGTTTTGGTGTCGCGGTATTTATCACCCATGCGGAACTGGCCGATAGCCGCGCCTACGCGGTTGTTACCCCCGCTGTAATGGCTGGCCGGTTGCGCGATATGCAATCCATCGAAAATGAAATTTGGGAAAAGGAGCGTTGCCCCACGGGCGACGATTACAACGATGTTGCCGGGATTTTTGGCGTCAATCCGGTAACTAGGGGAGTGCCAGCGTGAGAAAAGCCGACTATGCAACCCTTGCCCAATTGATTCAGCAAGAACACGCCCACGCGCGTAAGTGTGTCGCCGAATCGTGGCGCCCACCTGAAACCCTTGCAAATTTCGAGGGTCAATCTCATGCGCTGGAATGGCTTGCAAAAGAATTCGCAAAATCGGCCAGCGTCAACCCTGCCGAATTCCTGAAAGCCTGCGGAATCGATCCGTAAAACCGTTTTCGCCACGTGCCACCGGCCGCACGATAAAAAGCCGAAAAGCCTAGGGGCTGCAAACCATCTTCACCGGTGGAATGCAGCCCCTAGGCTTTTTGCGTTTCCGATACACAAAGGAGGTCCACACCATGCCCCGCTATGTCCTGTTTCCCGGCCCCGTGCGCAGCGCCTACGATGGCCAATCGCACAACGTCAACCCGGCAATGCTGCGCTTTCTGTACCGCGTGCCTATCGATGCGCCTTGGATCGATGCATGCCGGCCACTGGGGCCGGGGCAAGCCCCCTATGTGCCGCATCCCGACGATATCGAATGCAGGCCGCGTGCGGATGGCCTGTACCCGCGAATGAGCATCCACAGTGCGCAGCCTGCACAGGGTTTCGAGCGTTTCCGGGCGGCCTATCAAGGGGTGCACCATGGCCGATAACCTGCCCCGCTTGCGCCGCGTTCAGGTGCATTGCAATCCGCCACTAGTCGGGCTCCATGCGGGCGCCTACCACGTGGTGTACAGCTACTGGGTGTGGGAGTGCATCACCACTGGGCCCGATGCGCAGCCATGGCAACGCGGCAGGGCCCAGACGCCAGAAAAAGCCTACCGGGTACTGCAAAAGAAACTGGCGATGGCTGCGCGGCAGGACGAACGGGCGCAGCGCCGTGCACGAGCTGGCCTTGAAAGCTAATCCACCGATTGAGCGGAGCGCCACATTTTCGGCGGATGAAAAAACAGGGGCCTGGATTTTGGGAGCACCTGCGCCTGGTGCATAAAATTTACAGGTCCGTAAAAACGTCACGCACACCAAACGCGAATTCGCGCTCTGGCTGTGAAAAGACCCCGTGGGGTGGGAGGGGGCGCCCATCCAAAAATGAAATCGGCTGGCCCTGCCGACCCCACCCCCGCCCATCCGATTTTCAATTCCTGGGGCCTACTTGGTCCCAGCACCAGGCAGGCAGGCTGCTGCCGGCCGGCGCGGCGGCCACGGGGAGCGGCTGCGGGAACTTCTGGTCTCCCATGTGGTGCTCTGCGACGAATGCGATCCGACCCACCCAAAAGCTCAGATCCTCGGGCTCCGAATACTTCGGCAGGTGACCGCAGCGAACCAGTGGAACCCACAAACCAAAGCGAGCCTTCACGATGGCCTTGCACAGCGCCTCGGGCTGGTTGCGGCCGGTGGCCGTGGCCTCGGACAGCCGGAACTCCGGCCTGTTCACCGCGAGCTGCACACGAACGGCCCAGCGTGTGCCGTTACCACCAACCGCCTCGACCAACTCGCATTGCTCGATCAGGTGTTGGAACCAGCGGCCTGGTCGAGACGGGCGATACCACTCCCACATCCGGCCTTCGCCTTCGGTGGTCTCTTCGTCGCAATAGTTCTCCGGGTCCCACTCGTGCTCGAAGGCCGGTTGACCGGTGATGGGGCGCAGCACCAGCCGACCTGAGCCGGGTATCGCGACCGCTGCAGCCACCCAGAAATCCAGGGTTGGGCCGGCAAGAATACCATCTACGTAGACTTTCACGTTACATTCTCCGTTTTCAATAGGGGTTCAAGAAGGCCCCTGTCTTCGTTCAAGCTACCACCCCACTACCTTCGCCACAGACCCACCTTCTACCCCTGCGGTAATTCGTCTGGGACGGCATCCTCCACCAGAATGGACCCCCCATTTTTGTGGGGCGTTTTTTCGGGGAGTTTTGGCCTACCCCTTTTTGTGGGGGCAATTGGTGGGATCAATCCGGCCACCTCCAATTCCCGGCAGATTTGCTGGACCCGTCTTTCGCTCATGCGAACGTGGACCGAAATGTGCTGGGTGGGGAGGCCGGCCTGCAGCAGCTCGCCGATTTGCTGGCGCTGCGTCCAGACCTCGTACTGCTGCAGCCGAGGAATACTCAGGTGCTTCCCTCCCCATTCCTGGGTGAGCTTTTTCGCGGACGATTCGCCCAGTAGCGCGACCAGGTGGTGGCCGTCCTTGACCGTCTTCGGGATGTAGCACTTGTGGAGGTCGCCGTACCACGCGGCCAACCGGATCGTTGCGGAGAAGCCAATGAGGGCCGAAATGTCGTCGAGCGTTGTGTTCTTTAGCGTCATCATCTTTCCTTTGTTAGTCTTAGCGTTCCAGACGCATTCGACGCATTTGGGGCACTTTTCCTAAACTCTTTCTATGCATACAGGGAACAATAGTAAAAGTGGGTCAAATGCGTCGAATGCGTCGAAAACTAACGCTAAACATCATCGAAATCGTCAGGTGTAACGCTACGCAGGGCAATTCCCCTCCGACACCGCACATCCTTCGCGTCCTTCATCGCCGGAAAACGCTGCTCCAATTTCCGACCAAGAGCCGTGCTCGACTTCACAAAATGGAGGTTTCCACGGTTTTTTGCGAACAATTCCCAGCTCGCCCACAGGTCCACGGAGGGCGTCAACGCTGACTGATCCGTTACCACACAGCATTCGTCCAGCCACTCGGCCAGCAGATCCATCTGACCACGGTAAGCCTCGCGAGCCTCCTTGATCGCCGGAGGCGGGGCCAGGCCCTCCTTCTGGTATTTCAGTCCGGCACGGACGAACCTGGCCAGGATGCCCGGCATTTCTGCACGCAGCTTTTCCACCCGTTTCTCGTCCTTGGCCACGGTCTTGTCGGCCTCAAAGTTGCGCTCGAAGGGCAGCAGCACCAGGCGGCGCCAGATACCGTTGTCGGTGCCGCGCACGATGGGCTTGTGGTTCGTTGGCATGAACACCGTCCAGGTCGGGATGATCTCCAGGGACTTTTTGGCATGCACGCCGCGCGCCGTGATGGCATCACCACCCGTCATGCTTTTAATCGCCCCTTCGCGCAGCTCGCCGTTTTCGTCCGGCTCGTTCACATACACGAACCGCGCGCCACGCAGCCTGACCAGATCCTCGCGGGGCCCGCCGGCATTACCGCCAATGGCATCGCGCACAAAGCTGCCGGCCTCCGCGCTCTTGGCATAGGCGCCGAAGACCTCGCGCGCTACACCGTAAAGCGTTGACTTGCCATTGCTCCCATTGCCAAACGGGATGATCAGCACGTCGGCAGTCGGGTTGCCTTGCAGAGCGTAGCCCAGCGTGCGCAGAAAGAAATTCGCCATGGGCCCGTCGCCGAAAAAGCAGTCGAGCACAGTGCTGTCGAACACAGGGCACTTCGCCAGGGGGTCGTACTCGCAACCGGCCACCATGGTGATCCGCAGCTCGGGGTCGGGATCGAGCAGTGCGCCGGACCGCAGATCCACAATGCCGTTCTTCACGCCGAGCAGATAGCTGTGCTTGTCCAGCTCGCGCGCCGGAGTGGCGACCCGTGGATCGCTACACGCCAGCTTGATCATGTTGCTCACCATCTTCGCCTGTTGGCTGATCGAGCAGAATAAGAAGAACTCGCTCGGGTCGTCGTGATCGGCGGCCTCGGCCGGCAGGTTGCGCACCGTCTCCTTTGCCAGGTGCTCGATCTCTACGTCTACGGCGGGCCGCCAGTACACCCCAGTCCACATGTACCAACTGCCCTCTTCGGGCACATACATCAGGCCGTCGCCGTAGCGGTCCAGCATGCGCTCCGCGTTCCCGAACTCGGTAAGCGGGCGGCGCGACTGGACAGTGCTTTGCCGGCGGCCCAGCACCAGCTCGCGCGCCTGGCCAATGGGCAGGTTGTGGCCAGTCAGGGCCTTGTACCGCTCCTGGAAAAGGGTGACCGCGTTGGAGCGCAAGAGCTGGTCGTCCGGCAACAAGCTGCGCAGGTGCTCCAGGAACTTCGTTCCCCCGAGGGTGGGGAGGTCTGCTACCTCGGCGATGGCCGCTTTGATGGCGTCCACGCTCTCCAGCTTGTGGGCGTGCTCGGCGTCGCGCTTCTCCTGGCCAGCGATCTTGATCAGCCAGCGCAGCGTGGTGCTCGCGCCGGAGTACCGGCCGAACGACTCCCATTTGTAGTCGTACTGGTTGGGCTTGTCCTTGTCGCTGCGCGCCCCATAGTCGCGCCACAAGTCCAGCGCGTCGTCTTCGTGCTCGGTGCCCGCGAACTCGTGGTGGAGGGCCGCGCCGACCTGGACCCACGTGTCGTAGGAATCACCGTCGTTGGCCATGTGCGCCATCAGCTCGCGCACGTCCTCAATCGACATGTCCGTCTTGTTGGAGAGCAGGGCCAGGTCGTCCACCTCGCCGACCACGGCCAGCGCAGTGCCCGACTTGCCGACGATCTCCACGCCACTCGTGCCGCGCGCCAGACGGGCTACCTCCGCGAGCAAGGCGTTCACCTGGTCCTCGGTGATCTCGGGCAGATCGGCGGCCGGCATGTTGACCATGCCATCCATGAGATCGACCCACTCGTAGTCGTTGCCCGTGTCGGGATGCTGATGGTAGGCCACGAACTGCTGCCCGAGGCCCAGGATCTCCACCTGCTGCTCGTTCTTTTTGCCTGATGGTTTCAGTGGGTCGGTCGGATCGTAGAACTGCACGCTGGCGCCCTTGGCCCAGCCGCTCGACGCAGCACGGTACACCAGCATTACGCGCGGCGCGGCCCCCACCCGTTGGATCGTGCTGCCCAGGTGCTGCTCGCACCAGTCGATGACCTTGGGGCCGATGGTGGGGTGGCTGATATCGACGTCCACGCCGACGATGGGCCACTGCCCTTGGCCACACAGCACACCCACTCCGTGGTCCCGCCACTGGGTGAGGTCGTGGGCCGTGAGGCGGGCATTTTGCCAGCCCTTTATCTGGGGGAATTTCTTGCCGCGTGGTAGCGGCAGGACGAGATAACCGTTGTCAATGAGTTGCTTGCCATAGGTCTTGAGGTGGTCGGTCATTCGTTGCTCGGTATCGTTCTATCGCAAGGCCGCCGGGTCGTGGCCACAGTAATCGGAGGGAGCTGGATTCTCGTCGAAGTCCACGCCCATCGCGCCGCACCAGGGGCACCGTGTCGGTTCGGACTCGTCCATTTCGGCCTGTCGTGCGGCCACGTCGTGCCGTGGGCCAACCGGGTCGCGCGAGGGGAAACGCTGCTCGAATCTCAGGGCTCGGGTTAGGTGAATCAGCTTGATCATGCTTCGTCCCCCGGCCGCCGGTCGTGCGCCCTCGCCAGATAGCCCTCTCGCAGCTTGGCGTGCAGGCCCACCGGCCACCACTGCACGAAGCCCCGCGACTTCTCGGCCGGTATACGCACCGCAAGCCCCAGGTCCACCAGCTCCTGCAGCCGCTGACGGGCCAGGGCGTTCGCGCAGAACAGCGGCACGTGCCAGGTTCGCACGCCGTACCGCACACAGGCTTGCGTGTCATCGGCCAATGCGACCAGAGTGGCCAGGTTCTCGGTGCCACCGGAGAACTGCATGAGGCAAGCGCTGGTGAGCTTGTGCAGGTTGAGTTTTTGACGGTCGTTCATACGTAGGGCCCCGCAGCGATAAGTGCGACCGCCCACGCGAAGAGGAACAGACTGCCCAACGGCGAGCGGTCGGAGAGGTGCGCGGCCATGAGCAGCAGGCCGGCGGCCCACAGGGCTAGGAGAATGTTGATCCAGTCGGTTGCGGTCATTTGGCTTGCTCCATCAGAAACAGAATCAACAGTACGCTCGCCGCGCCACATACTTTCGGCCATGGGCCTCTGTTTTTAGGGTCGATCAGGTCAAGCCAGCCAACCATAAAAAGCACCCAGGCGAGGCACCACAACAGAGCGGTGCTCACGCCGGACCCCCAATCTGCGGGGGCACCACAAACGCCACACCCTCCTGCTGGTGGATCTGCTCGGCCAGGCGGTCCTCCACGAACTGCGATTCGGTAAAGGTCATCTGCTCAGTGGCCCCGTGGCACCACACGGTGATGGTGCGCGTTGCCGCTATCCAATCGCACCGGACTTCGATGGCGTCCACATGCTCGTTGCACACGGCGCAGCGGATGCGCAACAGGGGCTCGTTGGGGGCGAGGTTGAACATCATGCCGGCTCTCCGAACCGCGCCACAACCTTCGCCCACGAACTGCGCTTACAGTCCACGAACCAGCGCACCTGGCCGACCTGTTGTGGGCCATCGAGCGTGTTGCGCGTCACCCAGTTGCCCTCGGCCTGCACCGTGATGCCGTTGATCACTCGCGTGACCGTCACACCAAACACCATACGCACGCCGCTGCTCGGCAGCTCCAGCGCCTTGATCCGCATGTTGCGCAGCTCACCCGTCGCTTTCATTTTCGCCATACATCCTCCAACCATGCGGTTTCGATTTCAACCTGTCGGCAGATCCACAGCCACAGGGCCTTGGTAAGCAGGCACGCCAGCACCAGGATGGCCAGGAGCAGCGCGGTGAAGATCAGCAGGTGCTCGATCATCGTTCGTAACCTCGTGGGCCGGGGTCGGTCCACATGTCCCGCTCGGCTGACCGCACGTGGCCTTCGGGCTTTGGCAGAGGCTGCACATCCACACCCAGCGCCACCGGCGGCATCGTCTGGCCAACGACCGACAGTTGCACTGCATGGCCAGCGTTCAGTGCAGCCAGTTCCTCGGGTGTCGGCACCCAGTAGCTGACCACCGCCGGCACGCCGTCCCACAGTACACGGGTGACGGGCAGCGCGTCGCAAGGCAGCTTGCTCTGGTCCCAGCCGGCCGGAGCGCCGAGCATCAGGTTTGTCGTTGGGTGTTTGGTGTGGTTCATAGCTATCCTTTCGGCACCCGCTCCACCACAGTGATGCAGCGAACGAGGTTGGGTTGAATACGGTACATGTGCAGGGCCTCGGCCTCTGTGGCGGGCCGCCATGCGTACTGGACGCGCGTGCGCTGCTGCCACTCGACCTCTACCGGCACCTGGGCCGTGCGCAGATGGGCCAGGGGTGCGCCTGGCTTCGTGGCGTCCTCCAGGCCGGCAATGGCCGCGTCGAAAACGGCGTTGTCGTCGGTCAGGTACTTGTTCCTTCGGAACCCGCACATGAACATGGCCAGCAGGCCACGGGTGTGTTCCCAGGAGGTCATGGCCGAAACCCCCGGCGCTCGTGCTTCCACTGCGCCTCGCGCCGCTTGGGCGCTGGTGGCACGATGGCAAAGAATTCCTCGGCCCGCAACCGGCCCTTGTCCATTGCGGCGCACATGGCCAACATCGCAGCGGTGCTGATGCCGAGACCATCCACCACGAGGGTCATGTCCCGGCCGCCGCCGATGATGCGCGCGCCGGCCTGCAGCGGCTGGGCCAACGTCACGGTGAGGCCCTTAACATCCAGCACCTCGGACAAGTTGCCATCGGCGTCGATCAGGACGACGGTTCCGTGGTTGCTGCTCATGGCAATTCCCCAGTCGCGACGAAGTGCTGCAGCGCCGGCAGCAGCTCGGCCACCTGCTGACGCGACAGATGCATGCGGGTGGTCAAGAACACGGCGTCGGGGATAGGGTACGGCACCCAGCCCACGGTCTCTGCCGTCTGCACGCCGTGCTGCGCCGCCTGCGAGGCCAGGATCTGTGGATCAGCGCTGGTCACCCCGAGCCATACCTTGTTTTCCGTTGCTGCGCTGCTCTTTTGCAGGCTGCAACCGGCACCGTTGGCGTCCTTGAACGTGAACAGCCGGAAACCTCGGGCGGTAGTTGTGCGGTTCATGGCTTCGCATCCCCATTGAACTTACCGCCGTTCCTGAGCCGGCCACGTGCCGCTTGTACCAGGTCAGCCGCGAACAACAGCGCCTCGTCCGGCGTCATTTCCATGCGCAGGGCGCCCACGTCGTTGATCGTGCGCTTGTCGAGGAACAACACGGAGATACCTGGGTCTCCGACCATGCGGACATGGGGCTGCTGGGTCTCGACCACCTGGGCCGATTTGAGGTTGAAATTCTTTTCGACTTGCATGAGTCAGTCCTTGCAGTTTTCGGGCAGGCTGCTGAATGCAACCTTAAATGGGATCACCTTGGCATCCGCTGGCAGGCCCGTCTTGGGGTCGATGGGAATGGGCACAGCAGTCCAGCCCTCACCCCATCCGTCAACCGGCTTGAAATAGGGGGCGCCCGTGAGTGGGTTGATCGGTGGGATACCGGCCTCTTCGTACTCACGCAGCTCGGCTAGGCGCTCGACAACACCTTGTACCAGGCTCTTGCCACGAACGTTCTGGTGGCGGCCGGTAGGTGTCGAGACGAGCACGGTACGCGCAGCAGGGAACGGTGTCGCACGCGCGCCGACTGATTTCATGCGCTCGATCATTTCTTTCTGATACTGCTTCGGCTCCCAGTTGATGACGCCTGCCGTCGAGCCAGTGCCCAATGCTGCCAATTGCAGCAAGGCCGAGGTCGGTGCGTCGTAGGTCTCCAGGTCGAACCCGATGGTTCGGCGCTTCTGCAAGCGACGTTGATGTGCGTTCATAGCAGCTCGCTCCAGTCCTTGGCTTCCCACGCAGTCATGCCCCGGCAAGCGCTGCACAGGCCGTCATAGGACGAGCCGTACCCCTGGCCACAGCCCTTGCACACCTGCTGGCCAGGATTGCGACGGCTGTACACGGGGCGGCGGTTGGCTACAGAGACCGCGTTGGCTCGGTTGCCTGCGCGGCCACGGCGGTTACCGGATTGGTTGTTGCGGCTCATGGCATCACCGTGGTTCGGGTGGTGGAACAGCGGTCGGGTGAACGGACTTGTGCGCTTCGAGCTTTTTGCGCATGCGTTCAACGCGATAGCCGGCGGCCACGTAGCGGTCACGTGCTTTCTCGTACTTGGTTTGTAGCGCGTCTACGCCTTCCCGCCAAGTCTGAAACAACTCGTCCTCGCGGCGGTAGAACCCGGCTTCGTCGCGCAGGGTGCCGTACGACGAGTTGATTTCTACGATGGATATCAACCGGACATTACCGGCGCTGGTGAGCAACCATGCGCGGCAGGGTAGCTGATTTTGTTTGAGGTTATTGAACAAGGCTGGCGACCTTTCCTGATCGCCGCGTGGTGGAGGCCCGAGAGTGGTGCGCCAGCGTTACCCCATCAATGCAGAAAGGGGCTCTCGGACCCCCGCCACGCGGCTCTGCAGACGTGATGGTTTAGGGATGCTGGCGAGGTCAGTATATCGCAATCGCTAAAAAAGTCACGCTCGTTTACAACTTCAAAACGGTAACTCGGGGTCGAACAGACGGCCCCACCGGCGCATGGCCCACGCGCGACGCAAGGCCACCCGAGTCGGCCGCCGCATGAGCCGAGACCGGATGACCAGCACCAGGGGCTTGTGGGGTCTCTTGCGGCAGCGCACCCTAGTTCATCTTCGCCGCGCGCTGCGATGGCAGCTCGACACGCAGCATGCGTTGCACGCCATCCAGAATGAACCGGATGGTTTCCTCCCTGTTGGCGCCTTGCCGCACCATGCCCTCCAGGGTGATGCGATGGCCGATGGACAGGGCGCCAACCACGTCTGCGCTCTCCGTGCCGTCTGGAACAAGGGTGAGCATCTGTTTTGCCAAATCTCCGGGTGTCATACCGTTTTCCTTTGCTGTTTAAATTCGTACTCTGCAATCGCCAGCTTGACCTTGGCCACATCCACGGCCGAGACCAGACTGCTGCTCGGGCACGGTTCACCGGTCAGATAGAACCGCTTCCACGAGCCGGTGTAGAAACCCACCTCGCCGCACATGGTGCAGCGGAAAGTCCCGGTAACGAAATCCTCCTGGGCCGATTTCGTGCGCTGCACCCACTCAAGCTCGGTATCGCCCCACGGGGTGACCTCGACCTCTTCGTAGCCGGCGGGGTAAGTCTCGTGGGGGCACGTCATCGTGCCTTTTCCTGGCTCAGTGCCGCAGCGCGTTCCGCTACCTCGGCCAGCGCCTCCTTGCGCCCAGCCTCTCGGCCGCTCGCTTCCCAGCGGGCGTACCGCGCGTTCAACTCGTCCTTGTTGACCACCACAGGATCACGCAGAGCGAAGGCTTGTTTGGCGACCTCTTCCCGGCGGATGATGGGTCCGAGGTCGCGCTGGATGGTGTCAAACAGCGACTCGATGCCGGCGGCGTGGGGCTGCAAGAACGACTTGCCCATCAGCTTGTAGAAGGCTTCGAGGAACGGCTGGGTGCCGTACTCCGTGAGCACGTGCAGGGCGCGGATCTCGACGCCGGTCAGCTCGATGGTCACGCTGCTGTTGACCTGTGCTTGCGAGCGCAGGCGGGTCTTTCGTTCGGCGGTCATTGGGGTTCCTCCGGCAGCTCTGCGCCGCTCTGGGCGACGTTGATGTAGCCCTGCAGCCAGGTCTCCTTGTGTCCCGCCTTGTGCAGCTCCTGGCGGGCCTTGAGCAGGCCGGCGAGCACAAGGCCCCAGTTGCCCCGGTTGATCTGCTCAGGCCCGGCATGCGCCCAGTCCGCGAGGCAGGTGATCGGCACGTCCGGCTGGGCGCCGAGGGACAGGAGCACGTAGTTGTCCTCCACCACAGACACCACATTGAGTGCGTCCAACGTGTGCAGTCCGATGATCGTCCGCACGACCTCCAGGCCCGTGTGTCGGTTGGTCGTTTGGTCCCACTCCATCAGCCGCAGCAGATCGCCCACCTGGTAGTTGCGGTCGTTCTTGCGCAGCTCCCAGGTCTTGGTGCCGGCGATCACCTCGCGGAAATACGCGGGCCAGATTTTCAGTTCGTGGATCATTGGGGTTCCTGCGGTGGGTTGGGTGCGGCGCAAGGCATGATGTGGGTGACCTCTCCCGCGTCGATGTACTGACCGGTGACGGACTGAAAGCAAGGCAGGCGGTCTGGCCAGCAGTAGACCTCTGGGATGTAGAAACCGATACGCGGCACCACAAACCCCAGTCCGAACATCCAGTACCTGGTATCGCGCGCGTCGATGTACTCCTTGGCCAGGCGCTCCACAACCTGTGGCGTCACCGTTTCCCACACCTCCGGCGGCCTCCAACCCAGCTTCTGCAGCGCCTCCCGCACGGCCTGGTCTTCGAGCGATACCAGCGTCTCTCGGTACTCGCGCACCTTGTCGTTGACCTTCTGCTGCAGAGTCACGACCACCTGGCCATCGACCACCGGGCCCACGGTGGTGTCGGCATGGAGCACAACGCCTTTTTGCAGGGGGTGATAGAAGTCCATCACCGCGTCCGCCCGATGATCTGTTCGAAGCGTCCGGCCACTTCCGCGTTCACCTCGGCCTTGGCGGTGCTTTCCTCCGTGCCCTTGGCCCGGTGGTACGTCTCGTACTTGCGCAGCAGCGTGGCGGCCTCCTGCAGCGCCGCACGCGCTGTTACCAGCTCGCCCTCCAGGTCTTCGTTCCGCAGCCCCATGGCGGACATCATTTCCACCACTGCGTTGACCGAATCAGCGTAGACCTCGTGCTCGTGGTCTTCACCTGGCACTACGTCGAGCAGCACATTGGTTACCGACAGGGCTTCCAGCTCGTCGATGCGATTGAGCATGCAATGCACGATCTTGCTGAACTGGAACCCCTGCAGCCCCGCCGGCCAGTGGTCGCCGTGGCGCCGCGCGTCCGTGATCAGACCACTGTCTGTGTTGCGGCTCAGTTGGTACTTGCCGTCCTCGAATGAGTAGGTTTTGATTGCCATCTTGCTCTCCTGTTGATTGGTAAAGCCACCGAGGGCAAGGGTGCCCAGGTAGCCGAGTTGCACGGTGTCCATGTCAGTCGTCAGAATTGGCGTACTGGATTTCCTTGAGTTCCGATACGAGAGCTTTTGTCTCGTCTTCTACTTGCTCTTTCAAAGCCGCGACACGGGCGAGGCGGCGGGCCAGGCGCTGGTCCTTCTCGTCGGTTGACTGGGCCAGCCGGCGGCTATCGGCCAGCAGCTCACCGTGGTAGTCCCGCTCCAGGTTGTGCCGGATATCGGAGATATCGCTATTGGTGAGCATGCTCATTCCGTCTTCTCCTTCAAACCAGCCGTCAGCCAGGTGCCGATGTTCAACACCGCCCGCATAGACGCGATCAGATACCAACCCATGGCCGCGCAGAACACGACCCAGCCCCAGGTGATCCAGGTACTGGCCTTGCCCACAGCCGTGGCCTTCTGGTCGTGCCACTGTTGCGCTGTCGCATCCGCAAACGGTGACCGGCCAACCAGCACCCAGGTCAACCACGTGTAGAACAGCAGAAAGCCGATCAACAGGTACTGCAGGAACCAAGCGACGTTGTGCAGCCAAGGCCACGTGTCGTCGGTCATACAGAAGAACCACAGCGCATTCACAAGGAAATTGCTCACTAAAAACCAAGCACTTTTCATTGACTACCTCCAGGTTAAAAAAGACCAGACTCCAACTCTTCCAGCGACAGAGGTATCTCTGCCACGTTGCGCTCCGGCTGGCCGCCAGTCGCCAACGAGATTGCATCCAGCATGGCCGCCCGAGGGGTGTATCCCTGGCCGAACACGTGGCCGTTGTTGACGCGCGCCGTCCAGCGCTTGAGGTTCGCGTCCCAGATGATCGTCCGCATGTACTCGATCAACTGCTCCGTGGGCAGCTCGTCGAACTTGATCATGGGTACTCTCCAAACAGTTCAAAATAATCAAACCGATACCGCCGCGCCGCCATCCACATAGCAAGTCACGCGAAGCCTTCCACCTGCTGCGGCAAGGTTGTCACGTCCCGCACGCGGCCGGCGAGATCCAGCACCATCGGGTCCAAGCTCTGCGGCAGCACAGACAAGGACAGCAGCGTAAATTCGGCATAACGGGAGGGATACCGTTGTCCGAACAACATGCTGTACCGAGCCACCAGGGCGATGGCCACGTGCAACGAGCACTCCACCGGCACGTAGAACGAAACCAGGGTCTCGTATCTGCTGCTGGGCTCTGTCCCGAGACGCATAGCCTCCGCTCGGCCAGCGCTACTCGCGCCACCGTTCTCGCGGTAGAGCAAAAGCATTGGGACGCCGCTCATGCTGTGTCCCCCGGCACCAGGTGCCCATAGCCCTGCTTGCGCGCCTCGTCGTAGGACACCCACAGGTAGTAGTGCTGTCCACGGCTGTTGACCACGTAGGCCCCGTTGTGCTTCTCGAAGATGCGGATCTGCTTACCGTGCTTGATCGTCTCGCGCAGGTCGCCGCACTTCGGACGTGGCCGCTGCCGGCCCGCCAGCACGTGGAGCCTCATGGCTTCGCCCCCAGAGTGGCCAGGTGCGCTACCAGCAGCGCGTGAGACTCCGCACGCCCGTGGCGGTTCTCGCCGTTGACTCGGTTTTCTTCGGCCCATCGGCGCACGACCGAGTAGAGATCCCAGAGCTGCTTGTCGGACCAATCGGCCGCCTGCACCGGCTCCTTTGGCTTCACCTGCTCGCGCACCTCGGCCAGCAGCGTCTCGATGGGGTTGGTGTAATCCCCGCCCATCGAGTGCAAGCCGCGTGTCACCTGCAGCTCGCGGATCTCGTGCCCGTGGCCATTGATCGCGTTGAGCAACTGGATCAGGGCGTTGCGGTCAACGGTAAGTTTTTCGGCGGCCATGGTCAACCCTTCCAATCGATGGCGTCGGCCACGGGCGCGTCGGCCGGCCACTGGACCTTGAACGCTTCGACCGTGGGCGGGGTGAGCGTCGCGTTGATCGTGAAGGTGGTGCCTTGCTGATTGGTGCTCTCGACCTTCAACGAAGGCCGGTTGATCAACTCGACCAGCTTCTCGCTGATCTTGCCCCAGTCGCTCTTGAGCGGCAGGCCCAGCAGCACCATCGTGTCGCCCAGCACGGCGTCTTGCTTTGCCTTCGCATGCTCCAGGTCATGCACCATGGCTCTCACGTCGGACAAGCGCACCAACTGGTCAGCCTTGTCCGGCCCGGCGCCCATGACCGCTACGTGTCGCGCCTCTACCGGTGAGTCTTTATGGTATGGCACGTGGTCCAGGTGCGCCACCACGGGCAGTTTGTCTGCCTCCGGGTAGTTAGTGTTCTTCGGCCGGATAGTCACCCCGTTCTCGTCGCAGTGCTGTTGGGTCAAGCGCACCGCGAATCCCACGATCTGCTCAGGGTTACCCTGGAGCATTATCACTTCGGTATCGGGCTTGGTTCGGTATCCATAAAGGACGCCCTTCACGCGCGCCAACCCACAGATGCTATCGAAACTCAGCATTGTCATTTTTACCTCCAGGTAAAGAGTCTTTACTATTCGCTGTCGTCGTCCGTCGTATGGAACAACCAGGCGAGCAAGGCCAGCAGTGCGACGAACGCCAGGCCGAGCCCGAGGATCGAGGCCATGGTGTACATGGCATCCCAGGCGTAGACGAGTTCAGCGGCCACTGATCACCTCGCGCAGCAAAGCGGTGAAGTAGATAGCCCGCTCCTGCGAGACGTTGGCCACGGCCAAGGCGGCGACCTCTTCGGCCGTCAAGAAACCGATGGGTTGATCTCGGAAACGGGTTTCCCACAACGCGAAGGCAGCAGCAAACTGCACATGGATCGACTTCTCGTTTTCCGGCACCACGTTCAGGCGGCCAGCTTCCGCCAACGCGATCAGCAGAACCGACCGCACGTTGTGGATAGTCGGCTTTTTGTCGCCCATGTTCATGGTCTCTGCAGCTCGGTCGAGCGCCATCACGAATTTTGGGTCTTCGTCCGTCAGCGCCTGGAAAGTCGAGTGCATCAGCTCGCCGTCCATGGCCAGTTGCTCGATGCCGATGGTCCGGTAAATGTCGTTGCTCATGGGTTACCTCGGTAGGTCAGGTGGGTGGAACATCGCACGCGCACATCGTGGCCAGCACCTCGACGGTGATGGCTGCTGTGCCGTGCTTTTTGGAAATCGTCGCCGACGCCGCTGCGATCTTGCTGGCCAGGTCGGCTCGGCAGGACCGGCGGTTACAGCCGGCCAGTTGGTAGAGGTAGGCAACCGTGGTGCCCGCCTCGGTAGCGAACTCTTGTCGCTTGGCGTCAGTGCCCAGGTCTCGCAAGAGAGCCAGGAGCGGGGTGGTGGGTGGTGTATTGCGCATGGAAAGTATTTTCGCATACGCTAAAAAACTTTGCAACGCTAAAAATCGTTTTCTTCGCTCTCGCGCTGCACATACCCCATGTTGAACCCCACCCATGCCGCCTCGAATTGATGCACGCCATAGGCGCCAGACGGATCTCGCCAGAAGAGAGCGGCCATGGTGGGGTCGCCTTCTGCACCTGGTTGCTGCCACCCTTGATCCTTGAGCTAGAGAAACCGGCGGAACATTTCCCGCTCGAAGTCGGCACGCCGCGCCTCTGCCACCTGGGTGGGCTGCAGGCGTTTGGGGCCATGGTGCTCGATCAACGCCAGCAATCGGCACCGCATCCCTTGCCGCAGCCCACGCAAGAGCTGGACATGTTGCGGCCGGTACTCCGTGTAACCCTGCGTCGGTATGAACAGACTTTCTTTGGCATACAAGGCCAGGGGCACCCAATCGTGCACACCATACCGGTGCAGATCCACCCGCACACGGGCCACGCGCGGCTCTGCCACGAGCGTCATGGTCCACAGCGTGCCGCCGGCCTGAACCTCGCGTTTGTTGTGGGGGTGCAGGCAGTAGAAGGGCTTGGGATCGAACTTCATGGGCGTTGCTCCGCAATAGGTGTGTTCAGGAACTCGGAGTGGTTGGCCTTCAGCGTGGCCAGGCGTTGCTGGTAGTCCTCGTGCCTTGCCGGGTCGTTCTCGTCCAGTTTGCGCTCGAAAAAGTCGATGCGCTCCAGCAAAGATCGGTTGCGCTCAAGCACCCACAGCACGTCAGCGGGTGTCATCGCAACGCCACCTTGCCCAGGACCACCAGCACCAGCACGACCACGGAGCCCACGATCAGCCAGTCGTACCAGTTCACGCGGCCTCTTGTCTCCGGGTCGGGTTGCGGGTATGGGTTTCGGCTCAAACAACCGGGCTCGGTAGTGTTCTCGGAACCCCAGATATAGCTGCATCGGAGGCAGGCCGCTATCGTCCCGGTGGTGCCAACGCCAATCGCTTCGCAGTGCGTTGGTCTGCCGTCCGCTTTTCGGATTGCCGTGCGAGGATACCGACGCGGGGGAAACACCGGGTAGTGCGGGTCCATGTACGGGGCGCCCAGCTCCGGCACCATACCGACTTGCCGCGCTTGCCCCCTGGCCGCCTCTCTGGCGCCTTTCCAGCGTTCGTCTTCAACCCGCTGTTCGTTGACCAGTTGCACCGTGGTCATCAACTGCATCCGCTTTTTCGATACTGCTCTCAAAATAGTTCTCCTTGCGGCGCCCACATATCGGGCCACCAGAAATTGCCCTTGCGAGCGTTGGCCAACCAGTCGATCACCTGGAGGTTGGCAGGCACATGCAGGCCGCACACATACGGGCTGATCTTCGGCACGATGTGATCTACCACGTGCAGTCGGTCAGTGGCACGGGTGCGCGTCTTGGCCTCCCGGTAGAACGCCTTGATCGCGGCCATGTCTGCCCACGCTGGTGTAGCGCGCACCGTCTGGGCCCTATGCACGATCCCCTCCTTGCCCTTCGGCCGCAGCAGCGGGCGCCGGTGGTCCGGTGGGGCGAACAGAGGCCCCATGCAGAAGCCGTCGAGGTCGAGGGGCTGTTGGGTCATTCGGTCCTTTTCCCTTGCCTCGCTGCGGTGGTGTTGAACTCGTCGTTGGTGATCTTGCCACTGGCCAAGCCCATCAGTAAATTGCGCCCATTCTCGGCACCTTCCGAATAGGCGTGGTCCATACCCTTGGCTATGGCCGTGAACAGGTCCGCGAACTTCTTGGCCAGGAGCGGGTCCATGTGCCGGTAGGTCGCCCAACTGCTCTCTCGCTGTCCAGGCCACAGGTCTTTCACCTCGCTGCCGGGGTAGCCAAGCACCGGCGTGCTGACCGCGTTGGACAGAACGAGCAGCGCACCTCGGATCGTTTTGGTCTCGTCCTTTTCACGCGGTTCGTGCATCAGGTATGGCAGGGCATACGCGACCTCGCGAGCGCGCACGACACCGGTGCCCCGCTCCGCAGCAGCCTTGCGTTCCTTGGCCATCTTCTGCGCCTCACTCAGCGCCGCCTGGCAGTCCTGGCACAGCCCATCCTTGGGCCGGCCGAACGTGCTTCCGCACCCATGGCACGGGGCCTTGGTGTAGCCGGCCCGTGTCATTGCGCCACGTCATTGAGCAACAACGCCTGTGCCAGGCTGCGCAGATCCGTGTGCTCGCCCAGCCCCTCGGGGAACACCAGGGTGGTCTCGCCCAGCATGCCCTCGTCCAGCTTGCAGTGCAGCACCATCACGCGGAACAAGGTGGCGTCCTCTTCGAGCTTCGCGAGCGCGGCTTTCTTTGCCGCCTTCTGGTCTTGCTGCAGCACGCCGGCCGTGACCTTGCCTTTTGGCGCCGTCTTGAGCGCGGCCTTGACCACCTGGCCGGCTTTCTCGCCATGCTTTTTCACCACCTTGACCGCCTCGGTGGCCGTGATCTTTTTGTCCTTGACCAGCTTTTTCAAGTCGCTGTTGGCGTCGCCCAGCTTCATGAGGTTGCGGATCTGCGGCGCCTTGATATCGGCAGCGACGGCGATCTGCTCAGGCGACCAGCCGAAGGCACGCAGGCGCTTGTAGCCCTCGGCCACCTCCAGCGGGTCGAGCGGCTTGCCCTTGGCGCTGGTGAGGATGCGCAAGGTGCGGTCGGCGTCACTGCCCTCGAAAGGGACGACGTGAATCCAGTTCTTGCCGTCCTTGGGGTTGGTGATCGGTGCGCCTTCCGACAGGGCCAGGAGCAGCGCACGGCGACGACGGTGGCCATCCACCACGAACACACCGCCCTCGTCCCGTGGCCGCACCTCCAGCGCCGGGTACTTGCCGCCGCGCTTGATGTGGTCGGCCAGGTCGCGGATCGAGGCGTCCAGGTCTTCACCTTCGGCCCGCAGGTTGAACCCTGGTTCCTCGTGGATGTTCTCCAGTTCGACCTGGTTCGCATCGGCGCGCTTGACCACGCCAGCGGCTTGCATTTGCTTGAAAGATGCCATTTCACTTACCTCGTTTCGTTGCTGTGAATTCCGTTACCACGGTTGTTTCGGGTGCGGGGTTGTTGGTGTAGGAAAATTTGCCCGTGGTGTAGTCCACAAAGCCGACCTCCTGGCCCGACTCGGTTACCAGGATGCCCTCGCCGTTGTCGGTGATCCTGCCCATTGCTGGGTCGTGGATCACCAGTCGGCCAACGGCATCAGTCTCGCCTTGCAGACCTTCACGCAGACGCATGCTGGCGTCCACCACGACAGGCTTTGGGCCCTTGTTCACCTGGCTCCAAAGCCCGCCCCGTGGCGGTCCGCTGCGGCGGCCCATCAACCTTCTCCTTCGGGAATGTCCAGATACACGCGCCACGGGATGAAACCGTGCTCTGTCTGGAAACCCCAGGTGTGCTGCCACTCGCCGGTAATGAACAAGGTCCACACACCACCAGGGCTCACCCCCTCGATGCTGTGGAACGTGCTGGCTTCCAAGCCCACCACGTCGCCTGCGCTGCGTCGGTAGAGCTGGCCATCGGCACGGCGCTCGTCGTACCAACCGGCGAGGATGATCGACACGGCATCCCACGGATGGTTGTGCAAGTGCCGGTCGCTGTCGGGCCGCATGATGTGGTGTACACGCGCCGATGGGCGAGCCGGGTCAAACGGTATCCGACCCGGCACCGCGACCTTGGCAGGTTCTGGGTTGTAAAGCCACCAGCGTTCCATGTACACCTCGCCCGTCTTTGGGTCGGTGATGGGGAAATATGGCGTCTGCTGGGCCTTGCCGATGATGACGTTGCACAAGGCCGGCGACTTGGCTGCGGCCCCAACACAGGCCCACTGCAGTGGGGTCAAAAGCGTGAACGGGTTACGCATGCTCTGGCTCCCAGCAGTAGGTGATTTCGTCGGCCATCACTTCGGCGTGCAGGGCACCCGGTTTGGTGAACACGAAGCCAGGGGCATGGTCTACGACTACGGGGATACCACCTTCGACCATGAGCTGCTTGGTGTGCTTCGCCAGAGCACACCCGGTGCCCAGCGGCACCTCGGCCAACTGGCCGGCGGTAACTTGCACTCGGATCATTGGGCCTCTCCGTTGTAGATGTACTCCGCGAAGATGCCGAACTCGCGCGGCTTGCCGGTCTTGGCGTTCTGCACGTGGATCGAGAGGTAGCCGTTCTTTGTGCCGATGCGGGTCACGCGGCCGGTGACGGGCTCGCGTTCACCCAAGGGATCTTCGACGGTCACGACCGAGCCCACGGGGTACTCCAGCACGGCCTGGTTGTGGAGCATGGTCTGGATCGTGGCCACCTTCTCCAGCAGGGCGACCATGGTCGGTGATGCGTTGTGGCCCAGTTTGGTTTGCTGGTACTGCTTGACTGCACGGGTGTTGGTGCTCATGGTGGTTCTCCTGGTCAGTGGGTTGGTTAAGTGGTGTATCCGGCGCGCTTGTTCATGCTCTGGGCAATCAACATCGCGTCTTCGAGATCGGAGGGTAGGTTGCCGTTGAAGGACACAACGATATCGCCATTGCGGTGGATGAACGTGCCGTCGTCGTTGCGGATGACATACGACCAGTTGCCTTGCTGCAGTGAGTAGCGGTTGGCCACGGCCGCCAGCAGCTCCCGCTCGGCGTCTTGCTCCACCGGTGTGTTGCCGCCGTAGTACAGCGTTTCCTTGCTGAGAAAGTCGATGACCAGTGGCACCTCGCGGAACAACTGCACGGGGCCTGTCGTCGGGGTGTCCAGCTCCACAATGCGGGCGAACAGAGCTTGCGCTAATTCGTCGTTCTCCCGCTGGTGGGCCTGCTGACCGTCTTTCTTCGCGCCGATCTTGCCATCAGCTTTCATACCGACGGTCCATTCGCCGAAACGCAGCTTTTGCACAGCGGGTCCGCTGGGTATCACCGCCAGTCCGTCATAGTGCGCTTCGTCGTCTTGTTGTGCAGTCATCAAATGCTCCAGTTCAAAGTGAGATAAAAATTCGGATCAGTCGGCCGAGGCTTGCGCTTCGGGTGGGTCGTCGGTAACTCAGCGGCGATCTGCGCCGTGATCAACATCACCTCGGCATCGGACACCCCTGCTCGGGATGCCTCCAGCGCGGGGCTGTAGGGGTTCTTGTGGCAGTACGGCGAATCCGGCCGGTGTGGGCCCCATGGGTAACCGCCGCAGTTGCAGACCTTATGGCCCGTGTCCAGCAGGTGCTTGGTAAACAGGCCATGGCTGCGTCTACGGGTCCGGCACTCGGGGCAGCGGAACAGCATTCACAGGCCCAGCGAGCGCCGCTCACGCAGCCTGCGCACACGGTCAGCCGATGGGCGGGGGCCAGGCCGCGCGGCATCTTTCTTGTTGCCCCACGAGAACATGGCGATTACCGGCCGCTGGCGGTCGTCCTCTGCCCAGCCCGACACATGCACCGTCTTGATCGTCCGCATGGTCTTGATCCAGCGGGTCACGGTCGGCACGGCCAGGCCCGTCATCGCGGACAGATCCTTGTAGGTGTGCTTGCCGGCGCAGAGAGCAGTCTGCATGCGCAGGGTCAGCTCTGGTGTGTTTCTTACAGCCATCGGTAAATTCCTCGGAGCGAGATTGCGATCAGGTACAGGCCGAGCCAGATGGCCAGGGTCAGGCGGGCCATCAGCGCACCAGGCCCATGCCGTGGGGGTGCTTGAGCAGCATGGTGCCCGTGTAAGCCACGCTCACGCGGTCGATGCGCTGCGGGCTGTTGGCGGGGTGCAGCACGTGGCGGGTGCCCATGCGCTCCTTGACCTCTTGCAGGCGTTGCTCGTTGCGTGCGGCAACGTGGCCCAGGTGCTCTTTCTCGGCCGCCACGGCGTCGAGTTTCATTCGGTTGGCATTCACAGCGCTCATGGTGATCTCCTGTTGATTTCGTGTTGCGATGAAACGTACTGTACATACATTTTCCCGTTACGACAAGTTTTTTAGCGATTGCGATGTTAGATAAATTTCTTTTCGCACTCGCTAAACGTGGTATGCTCCGCTCGCCTTTTACCCAGGTATCACTTTTCAACCTTTTTGGAGTCACATACATGAGCATCGAACAAGCATTGGCCGACAACACCGCAGCCCTCAAGCACCTGGCCACCGTGATCGCATCTGCTGGTGCAGCAGGCGCCCTGGCCGCAGGCGGTGATGCGGGAAACGCGACGGGAGCGGAGGGCAAGAAGGGTCCGGGTCGCCCAGCGGGCAGTGGCAAGAAGGAAGAACCCACTGGCAAGAGTGCGGAAACCCCTGCCGGTTCCACCCAAGGTGCTGGGAATGCATCCGCAAAGGACTCCAAGCAAACGCAGACAGCTACCGCCGGCAAGGTGTGGAATGACGTGGTGGAGAAGGTCAAGGAACTGCTCAAGAGCAAGGAAGACGGCCACGGCAAGCCCGGCGTCGAAAAGGTCATCGCGCATTTCGGCCTCGCCGGCCAGAAGGTGCCGGCCCTCGAAGCTCTGGGCAAGCACGACGAAGTGTTCGCGGCCATCGAAAAGGTGCTCAAGAACGAAGCCCTGGACGGCGCCGAAGAATCGGACGACGATATCCTCGGTTAATTTCGACGTGTTCGGTTAAAAAGGCCACCGCCGGCTCTCCAGGTGGCGGCCTTTTTTGCAGAACAGACGAACCCATGCCCTCCTACCACGCAGAACTCTCCCCCTCCGGCGCCGACCGCTGGACCGATTGCACCGCATCACCTGGTGCGCAGCGCGGTATCCCCAACAAGAACAGCCTCGCCAGCATGGACGGCACCTGCGGCCACCAGATCCTGGCCGAGTGCCTAGAGTGGGGCCACGAGCCGCAGGCGTACCTGGGCGCTGTGCTGGTGTTCTGGTATCACGACAACAGCGATTCGCACGGGGAAGACTGGTACGAGCAGTTCGCTGAAATGGCCAACACCGAGGATATAGTGGACCTGGGCCGCGTCACGGTCACCCAAGAGCTGGTAGATGCGGTGTACTCCGTCATGGATTTCGTCCAGGAGTTGCACCTACTGCGCGGCGGCATGCTGGAGGTCGAGCAGGCTGTGCCCATTGGCCACATCACCGGCGAGCTGCGGGACGGCACGATCATCGATACCGACGACGCAGACGACTACCCAGACCACGTGCTCGCCAGTGGCACCTCGGACGTCACCATTGTGGGCGACGACTGGATCATTGTGGTAGACGCCAAGTTCGGCCGCAAACCCGTGTTCGCGCGCACCATCATCCAGCAGGCTTGCCACGGTATCGTGGACGGGGACTATCAGGAGGAAATCGCGCGGGCCAACCTGCAGATGGCTTTCTACGCCCTCGGCGCCGCGCGCAAGTACGCCCAATTCGGCGATTTCAAAACGGTGACGGTGATCATCGCCCAGCCGTTCGCCGGGGCCAACATGAGCGAATACACCTGCAGCATGGACGAGCTGCGGGCCCTGGAGGTGTGGCTGCGGGCCAAGGCTGTGGAGACGCGCGAGAACCCGCAATACCGGCCCAGCCCAGAGAACTGTTTCTACTGCCGGGCCGCCGGCAACTGCAAGGCCCAGACAGACATGGTGCTGGAGCTGGCCCTGGAGGGCTTCGACGACGAGACCACGGTGCGGCCATTGGAGCGCAGCCGCCGCAGTCTCGGCACCTTGTACCAGTTGCTCCCGTTGGTGGCGCGCTGGATCGAAATGGTCGAGGTCCAGGTCAAGACCAAGCTCCTGGCCGGGGCCCGTGTGACGCGCGACGACGGTGTGGGTTACAAGCTGATTGCCGGTAAGATGACACCCCGCCGTTGGATGAACGAGGCGCAGGCCGAAATGGTCATGCAGTTGCTCGGCGTGCCCGACGAACGGATGTACAAGGTCGAAATGATCAGCCCGTCAGAGGCAGAGAAGCTGGCCCGCCGCCCACGGGTGGCCAAGGGCGAGACGAAGATACCCCCGATCATCACGAAAGAGGATTGGGAAGAATTACAGGAACAGATCACCACTCCCGTGCCTGGCGCGCCGGTGATCGTCCTCGAAACAGACCCGAGGCCGCCGGTGGAATCTCCCACCGATGGTTTCGAGGATGTGCCGCTAGACGACGATTCGATTGTCTAGGGTTGATTGTTGAACTTCAAAACTGGAAACACAAAATGCCTGAATTCAAGAGTAGCAAAGAGGTCATCCTGAAAGGGCTCACGCTCGACTGGAACGACCTGTTCGTGCCCCAAGCCGGCCAAGATGGTGGCGCACCAAAGTTCAAGATCATCGGCCTGTTTGAAAAGGACAGCGACGCCTACAAGGTGGGGCTGGCCGCCATGCGCGAAGCAGCGACCTTGATGTGGGGCGCCAACGCCAACGACATGTTGAAGAACATGGCGGCCAACAGCAAGGCGATCCGCAACGGCAACAGCAAGCGCGACGACGACGGCGCGGTGCGGCCCGAGTACGAAAACATGTTCTTTATCTCGGCCAGCAACAAGGGGAAACCCAAGGTCGTCGGTCCAACGCGCGTCGGCCGCACTGGGCCCGGCAAGTACAAGGTCGGCGCCCCTGGCGAGCAGTTCTTTGTGGAGATCCAGGAGGACGGTCGCTGCATGGTCAACGGTGAATTCGTCGATCCACCGTACAAGATCACCGTGCCTTACCGTGGCTGCAAGGCCAACGCCAAGGTGCAATTCATTTCCGGCAAGTCGTTCAAGGGCAAGGACGAAAAAATCGTCCCCAACCAGGTGTATGCCAAGCTGATCGCCGTGCAGTTCGTTGGTGACGGCGTGCCGTTCGGCCCAGGTGCCACGAGCGCCGAAGGCTTCGACGACGAAGACATGCCCACGGGCAGCAACAGCGGCATGGACGACGAGGACGACGATATCCTCGGCGGTGCTGGCGGCTCGTCTTCCCCTCGCCGCGCCGCCAGCGGGTTTGACGATATGGATTCGGATATCCCATTTTGATGGGCTGAATCATGCAATGCGGTCTGTGTTTGCAGGTCAAGCCTGCTACCGCGTTTTACGCGAGCAACAAAGCCAAGTGCAAGGAGTGCGTGAAAGCATCTGTGCGGGCGAATCGAGTCGCAAACATAGACCACTATCGCGCCTTTGATCGCAGACGCAGTAGCTTGCCGCACCGAGTCGAGGCACGGGCAAAGTACCAAGAAACACCAGAGTACGAAATCAGCCACAGTGCTGCGGCGCGGCGCTGGGCGGCAAACAACACGGTCCAACGGAAAGCGCAGATCAAACTCGGTAACGCAGTCCGCGACGGCAAGGTAACCCCCTGGCCCGGCTGCGCGGTCCCCTCCTGCTGTGAAGCACCAGAGGCCCACCACCCCGATTACAGCCGGCCACTCGATGTGGTATGGCTGTGCCCCAAGCATCACGCAGCGGCCCACTCACTGGTGAAGCCGCACAACATGAAGAAAGTGAGTAACGCAATGGCAACAGCATCGATCAAAGTAGGGCGCAAGGTGAGCATCACCAAGTCGCCCAGTCGGTTTACCGAGGGCAAGGTCACCGAGATCCTGGACACCCCCCGTGGCCAGTGGTATGTGGTGGACGTGAACACCGACCGCAAGAAACCGGCGAACCCTCAGAAGTACCGTCTGGGCGACCTCGCAGCCCGGTAAAACGACAAGCGAAAAATAAACCGTCTTTCGAGGCGGTTTTCTTTTGACAAGTTATTTCGCATTCGCTAAACTCTGTATCTCAATCAACTGAACTGGAGGTTCGCATGAACAGTGTCGATATCCGCCGCCCCAAGCTGGCTGCGGCTTTGAAGTGGGGCATTGGCCTGGTGGCGGTCTTCGTCGCCGGCCTGGCGGCCATCACCATCGTGAAGGGCATTCTCGCCCTGTCGTTGCTCGGGCTCGCGGCTGCAGCGGTCATCTATGGCTCCCCGTGGGCCGCGATGAAGCTGGCCAACATGTCCCTCTCGGCCCAGAAACACGAGGCGCGCGAAAACCCCATCGAGACGCGCCAGAACATGGCCGTGCAGATGCGGCAGCAACTGGCCAGTGGCGAAGAGGCGTTGACCCTGTTCGCTGGCGCCGTGGCGGATTTTGCCGACCAGGTGAAGGCCCTCAAGCGCGACCAACCGGACGACGCGGCCGACTTCGACGAGCAGCTTGCCAAGATGCGTGAACTGCTCTCGTTCCGTGAGAAAGCCTGGCAGAACGCCAAGGCCACAGTGGTCGAATTCGAGAAGGCAACTGGCCGCGCAGCCAACAAATGGAAAGTCGCGCAGGTTGCAGCTCGGGTCAACAAACTCTCCGGTGCGGCTATCGGCACGGAAATGGACAAGCTCCTGGCCGCCGAGTCGCTGGACTCCGTGCAGTCGGCCATGAACCGCGCATTCGCTGACATGGACCGTGCTATCCGGGCCGAGAGCGTGCCGCAGCTCGCCGCCCAGCCCACCCACACCATCGACGTGAACGCCGTCGAGATCCGCGAAAAGGTGCGCCTGTGATCTACAAAATCATCCTCTCCATTCTGCTGGTCATCGTGCTCGGTCTGGGCTTGCTCAAGACCATCGCCGACGACGGGCGGCCCACACCCTCTGTGTCGCCGGCCGGCAGCGCCGATGACGCATCCCGCAAGTCGCTGCGCATCCCCTGATCCCTCCACTCCTGAAAGGAAACCATCGTGAAAAAGTACCTCGTCGCATTCGCACTGGCCATCGGCGCCATGCTCTCCGCTTCTGCCCAACAAGTCACGGTCTCGACCGGTGACGGCGCCGGCAGCACCTACGTGGCCATGCTCGGCAACATCGCGAAGTGGTGCGGAAACGCCGTCTCGCTCGTGCCCATGCCGTCCAGCGGCTCCATCGAGAACCTGGACCGCCTGGTGGGCAACAAGGTCAACGCCGCTTTCGTCCAGTCGGACATGTTGTACATGCGTGCCCGCACCGAAGACCTGGGCGATATCAAAACGCTGCTGGCGTTGCACCCCGAGCAACTGCACTTCGTCGTGCCGCCCACCTCCGGGATTAAGACCGGCGGCGTGGTTGGCATCGGTGGCAAGGCTGTGGTCTTCTCGGACTTAGCCGACCTCCACGGCTACAGCATCGGCGCCTCGGGCGGTTCCGTTGAAACACTCAAGATCGTTCGCCTGCAGAGCGAAGTGAATTTCTCGGTGCTGGAGTACCCGGATGCCAAGGCCGTGAAGGAGGGCTTGGCCCGTGGTGAGGTCCAGGCCGCCCTGTTCGTCGGCGGCGCGCCCCTGCCCTCCGTGGAGTCCCTGCCGGCCGGCTATCGCATGCTGTCGGTCTCCGAAGCCCTGCAGAGCAAGATGAAGGGTGTGTACAAGCCGGCGCGCGGCAACTACCGCAACCTGGGCGCCACCGGCGTGCCCACGGTGTCCACCGACGCACTGCTCGTGACCCGCACGTACACGACGCCGAAGATGGTCCACGGTCTGGGCACGCTGCGCGCCTGCGTGATCGACAACCTGGCCGAGATCAAGGAGACCTCCGGCACACACCCCGCATGGCGTAACGTGAAGGCCGACAACAAGGGCCCGTGGAGCTGGTACGAGCTGCCCGCCCCGCAACCTGGTACGGTGAAAAAGTAAGCCATGGCCGCGCACCCCCACGCGGCCTTTATGGCCGAATTCGCGAAGGACGCAGCTACCACCGAAAGGCCGTGGCTGCTCTGGCAAGCAAAAGGCGCACGAGGCATCTGGTACACACTGCGTGTTGCGCCGACCTGGATGCCTGACATGCAGTACCGTCGCAAGGTTGCCTGCGTCAAGATCAACGGGGAAGAGATCCCGATGCCCGAACGCCATGCCCCAACCATGGGTTCTCACTACTACACACCCAACCTCTCGGGCGAAGGGACCAACCGCTGCACCGAGCTGCGTTGGCACGCCTCTGATTTGGACTGCTTGTTACTGCGGCGGGGCTTGGTTCATGCATCGCACCAGGCGGCCACGCAGCACGCAATGGCCCTCACGGCGGCCACCCGAATCGCACCAGACTGACCAGCGGCGCGGTATCATTGGCACCTGGACTTAGGGCGTTGGCACCTCCAGTTTCGCACAGGCTTGCGCACCTCTCTCGGGCTGTCACGGGACGGCTGAGACAACAAGGCCATATGGATGCCTCGATACGGGCCCTAGAGCACTTCCCCGGTCTTGGATAGTACGCCGCTGCCGATGGGCAACAATCAAGCGGCAATATGCGCAACGAGAGAAACAGCTACATATGAAACTTTGGCTTGATCGCGAGACCTTCGGCGAAGATGACTTGACCGAAGTCGGCGCCTACAAATACGCCGAGACAGCCGAGGATATCCTGGTCTCCTACGCCATCGACGATGGTCCGGTAAAAGACTGGGACGTTACCGCCGAACCGATACCGGCAGACCTCCGGCACGCGATGGAGCACGCCGAAGAGGTGTGGGCCCACAACGCCACGTTCGACCGCGCCGTACAAGACGGCCCAAAGCAGAGCCACCTCCCACACATCGATCTTCGCCGCTGGCGCTGCAGCATGGCCATGGCGTTGTCGCACGCGCTGCCGGCCAGCCTCGCCGATCTGGGCATGGCCTTGAACCTGCCTGCCGAGCTGCAGAAGCTCGACACTGGCAAGAAACTGATCAACCTCTTTTGCAAGCCGCAGCCCAGCAACCGCAAGTTGCGCCGGTGCACTCGGCTGACACACCCCGTCGAATGGGAGAAGTTCCGCCAGTACGCGCGCAACGATATCGCCGCCATGCGAGAGAGCGTTCGGCAGATGCCGGTCTTCAACTGGGACGCGGCCTGTATCGAGGAATACCACCACGACCAGGAGATCAACCAGCGCGGTTTCTACGCCGACCTGGAACTTACCGCCGCTGGACAGCGGGCCTCGGAGACGGAAAAGGTCCGCATCCATGCCCAGGTGGCGCAGATCCTCGGTTGCAGCATCCGGGTGAGCCAGCGGGACAAGTTCCGTGACCTATTGAACGAGCGCTATGGGCTCGATCTGGAGGACACGAAAAAGGACACATTCCTCCACGTCCTCAAGAATTCCAACCTCCACCCAGAGTGCGCCGCGCTGCTCAATCTCGCGCTGCAGGCCAACAAGACCTCGACGGCCAAGTACGCCAAGCTGCACCCCGCCATCCAGCACGACCGCCGGTTCCGTGGGGGCCTGCAGTTCTGTGGCGCGAGCCGCACGCGGCGCCTGGCCGGCCGGATGTTCCAGGCCCAGAACCTGCCCAGCCGTGGCTTGCCCAAAGCGGACAAGGTGGAGCTGTACATCGACACGCTGAAAGAGGACGCGCACCACCTCTTTTTCGAGGACAAGGAACTGATGTGGTACGGGGCGGCTGCGCTGCGCGGCGTGATCATTGCGCCCCCTGGCAAAAAGCTCGTGGCCTGCGACTTGTCCAACATCGAAGGCCGCATGCTGGCATGGGTGTCCGGCGAGCAGTGGAAACTCGATGCGTTCCGCGCCTATGACGCCGGCACCGGGCCCGACCTCTACAACATCACCGCTGTGAACATCATCGGCGGCGACCCCTGGAAAGTCGAGAAGCACAACCGCAACGCCTTCGGCAAGGTGCCTGATCTGGCCTCGGGCTACATGGGCGGCGTGTCCGGCTACCAGACCTTCGCCAAGGCGTACAACACGCGCATGGCCGACCACTGGGGCACGATCCAAAAGCAGATCGCCCCGGCCCACATCAGCAAGGCGCGCGACAACCTGGAGAAGTTCGGCCGCCGGCAGATGGACGAAATGCAGATCAGCGAGATCGAGTGGCTGGCCAGTGAGACCTGCAAGGTCGCTTGGCGCGCCCGCCATCCGGCCACCGTGGCGTTCTGGTATGCGCTGCAGGACGCGGCGATGAACGCGATCAACGAGTGGGGCAAGACCTTCCGCGCCGGCAAGCTGGTCAAAGTGAAGTGCGTCACGGTCAATGGCCACCGCTGGCTGATCGTCCGCTTGCCCTCGGGTCGGTATCTCACCTACTACGACCCCAAGCTCTTGCCTGGCTCGTTCGGCCGCAAGCAGATCACCTACATGGGCGACGCAGCGGAAAAGGCCGGCGACAAGCGCGGTTGGATTCGGGTCTACACCCATGGCGGCAAGATGACCGGTAACGTGTGCCAGAGCACGGCGCGCGATATCCTGGTGCCTGCCCTGCAGAAAGCTGAAACGATGGGCTACCTGCCTGTGATCAGCGTCCACGACGAGGGTGTTTGCGAGGTGCCTGACCACCCCAGTTTCAGCGTCGAGGGCTTGTCGGCGCTGCTCACCGAGGAACGCGACTGGACCAAGGGCCTGCCCCTGGCGGCCAGCGGCTTCGAGGGCCCCCGGTACAAGAAAGAGGACTGACCATGGGCGACGAAGCCGACCGACTGATCGATCTTTTCTGGAAAGGCATCGACGTGCGCGCCGGTCGTGGTTTTGCCCGCCGGCCAAGCTGGCAAGAGCACCCAGACCCTAAGTGCAGCTACTGCGGCCAGAGCGAGGGGCTGCGCTGGAAAGAAACCGAGAACGGCTGGCGGCTCCATGAAAAGGAGCACCCCGGCAATCGGTATGTACAACACGTCTGCCCGACGACGGCAGACGGCTTTGAGGATGAATCCCTGTGACTGAATTCCATGACCTGATGATCGACGTCGAGAGCGCAGGCAAGGGCGCAACGGGCGCGCTCATGTCCATCGGCGCTGTCTTTTTCAACTACACCAACGAGTGCGTGCTGGGCCCCACCTTCAACAAAGTGATCCACCTGGCCACGTCCGTTCGCGACGGCGGAACCATGGACCCGAGCACGTTCCTGTGGTGGATGCGGCAAAGCCAAGAGGCACGGTTTGCCGTGGCCTTCGGCGGCGGTGAGGTCCGCGAGGTGCTGGCTGAGTTCACCAAATTCATCGAAGAGACCAGTACGGTCAAGGACGTCCGGCCATGGGGCAACTCCCCGAAGTTCGACATGCAGAAGATCGAACACGCCTACAAAGGCGCGCGCTTGCCGGTCCCCTGGCACTTTACCAACGAGCGGTGTTTCCGCACCGTGCGATGCCTGCATGCCCATGTCGTTTACGACCCAAAGGAGAAGGGCACAGGCAATCACAACGCCCTGGACGATGCTATCTTTCAGGCGAAACACCTGTTCAAAATCCGCAACTACCGAAAGGCACCCAATGCGTGAAAGCGATATCGAGAAGTACCTGCACGACCGCGTGCGCGAGCTGGGCGGCGATTACCGTCGCTGCCAATGGATCGGCGCCAACAATGCGCAGGACGATTTCATTCGGCTCCCCGGCCGGCACCTGTGGGTCGAGTGCAAGCGCCCCGGTAAGCGGGTCACACCGGCGCAAGCGCGCGAGCGCGACCGCATGCGAGCCGCTGGCTGCGAAGTCCACGAAGTCAACAGCACTGCTGAAATCGACGCCATCCTGCCCAAGCCGTGAGCACAGAGCAGGCACTGGCTGTCCTGCGCGCACGCACGGCGGCAAAGGAAAACGAGCTGGTGGCGCACATGCGCAAGCAGCCGAACGGTATGACCGTGCGGGAGATCGCGGACCACATGCACCTGGGCATCGAGCGCGCGAAAAAGTACGGGCGACAACTGCTGGCCCAGAAGCGGATCTACATCGCCGAGTGGCGACCGTGTGATGGCACGCTCGGCCAGCGAGCCCAGGTCTTCCGGGTCGGCAACCTGCCCAGCGTGAAGCGGCCCAAGGCAAAGCCAAGGGTTGTTGTCCAGCGGCAAAGCCGAGCCCGCCGTCGCAAAGCGGACCCGGATCAACACGCAGCGCGTCTTGACCGCGCAAACACCAGACGTCGTAAACCACCCAAGCCGGACATGCTCCTGGCTGCTTTCTTTGGACCCACCGCATGAGCCGCATTTTCGTCCCGCGCGAGTACCAGCACCTGATGCTGGATTTCGGCATGGAGCACGAGCGCTGCAACTGGTTTGTAGGCATGGGCTTGGGCAAGACCAGTAGCGGCGTGGAGCTGTTCGACCGCCTACGCCTGCTGGGTGAAGTCCAGCGGCTGCTGGTGCTGGCGCCCAAGCGCGTGGCCGAGTCATCCTGGCCAGGGGAGGTCACGAAGTGGGGTGAGTCGTTCGGCCACCTCAAGGTCGCCGCAGCCATCGGCACGCCAGAAAAGCGCCTGGCCGCGCTGCGCAGCACACCGGACATTCTCACAATCAACTACGACAACATCGAGTGGCTGATGGAGCAGTACGGCGAGCACTGGCCATTCGACATGGTGATAGCGGACGAGAGCACGCGATTGAAGGGCTTGCGGATCAGCTACCAACAGCGCAGGAAAAAGGACGGCACGCTCGGCAAGGAATTCATGCAGGGTCAAGGTGCCTCGCGCGCCAAGGCCCTTGCCGGCATAGCGCACAAGAAAGTCCGCCGGTGGGTCAACCTGACCGGTAGCCCAGCGCCGAACGGCCTGGTGGACCTGTGGGGCCAGCAGTGGTTTATCGACCGAGGCGAGGGCCTCGGCAACTCGTTCGACCACTTCAAGAAACGCTGGTTCACGCAGAAGATCGGCAGCAGCCGCGAGCAGGAGCGCCTGGAGCCCAAGGCGCACGCGCTGCGCGAGATCCGGCGCGAAGTGAAGAAACACAGCATTGTGGTGGATGCGCGCGACTGGTTCGATATCAAGGCGCCCATCGTCTCCCACCAGATGATCACGCTGCCGCCGGCCGCCCGCAGGCAGTACCGGGAAATGGAAAAGGAATTTTTCACCTGGGTGGGCGAGCACCCGCTGGAGGTCTTCGCCGCCGGCCCCAAGATGAATAAGTGCCTGCAGTTGGCCAGTGGCTCTGTGCTCTACAACCACGAGGGTGATTGGGCCCCTGTCCACAAAGAGAAGCTGGAGGCCCTGCGCAGCATCGTCGAGGAAACGAACGGCGAGCCGCTGCTGGTTGCCTACCAGTACCGCGCTGATCTGGAGCGAATCTTGAAAGAGTTCCCGCAGGCCCGCAGCCTGCAGAAGAACAGCGACCGCACGATCAAGGCATTCCAGGCCGGCGAGATCCCCATGCTCGTCGTCCATCCAGCCAGCGCTGGCCACGGGTTGGATCTGCAGCATAGCTGCCACATCATGGTGGACTACTCCAGCGGCTGGAACCTAGAGCTGGACGAGCAGGTGATCGAGCGCATCGGGCCCACCCGGCAAGCGCAGATCGGCCGCAACGTGGCGGTGTTCCGTTACCGCATCGTGGCTCAGGACACACTCGAAGAGACGTTCATCCTGCCGCTGCTGGAGCAGAAGGCCGGATTCCAAGAGGCCCTGAAAAATGCAATGAAACGCCAACGAGCCCTTGCGTAGTTATTTCGCATTCGCTAAACTCTGTACTCCTTTTCCCAACCACCTGAAAGACCGTGACTATGCACACCAAATACACCCTCGGCTCAACCTGGATCACCAGCGAAGGCCACGAGGTCTACATCGCGGGCCATATCGCATCCCGCGATCTGCTGCGCGGTGTTTCTTTCACCGCCGACGAAAAAGGGCAAGACGCATTCGGCTTCTGGGGCGCGACTACCGGCACCGCTTTCGATCTCACCGCTACCAACATCGGGCACCTGGAACGTCGGGTCGGTCAATCCTCGGCGCACGGCAGTACCGCACACATCGACCGTGGCGACGGCAGCAATCAAATCTTCCGCGATATCAGCGAACTGGCTCGCCAAAACGACGCTGTTTCGATTCGCCATCTGCATGTTGACGCAGATCCAGCCGCCGTGGAAAAAGTGCTCGCCAACATGGGCATCAAGGTGATCAAGGTCGATGTGAAAAACCTGCGGTCAAGCCCCTTCAATCACCGAGTTGAGCCGGCCAGTGCGACAACCCAAGCATGCCGGGACATGTTCGTGAGCGGGGTACAGGACCGCATGGCTGCGGACAGCGGCCCTGACGCCGATGGACTGGCCTCTGAAACGCTCTCGGCCTTGGGCTGGGTGTTCAACGGCCAGGCGTGGGAGGAACCCGAACCAGGTGAACTCGCCAACATGGCCGGCTGGCCAGCGCCTGTCGAGGGCTACGCGGTCTTGCAAGCGGCCCTCGGTGCTGCCTACGACCAGTCGGCACGCGGCAAAGGCAAGGAACGCCACGCGACCGCCGGCACCGCCTTCGAGAACCAACCGCTGATCAGCATCAACGAAATGCTCGGTTCTGTGGACGGCGCCCTCTACCAGGTCATGAAAAAGACCCAGGAGTCGAGTCGCCTGCCCGTGGAGCGCGCTCGTGCCGAGCTGTTGGGCGCCATGGTCTACGCCGCTGCCGCCTGGCACATGCTGGGCGAAAAGCAGATCCAACAGAACCTGGACCAATTCTGATGACCGACACACTTTGGATCATGCTCGCCCTGGTCTTGGTGGTGCTCCTGGTGCTGCTGGTGGGCATCTGGGCCTTCCGAAAGGGGGTGGTCGAGGGGTCGGCCCCGTTCACTGACCAAGGGGCCTTGCTGGAGATCCTGGCAGCGGGCCCCTACATGCTGATGCCGAACTCACGTGGCCAGTGGTGCGTGGCCACGGCCGAGGGCAAGCTGGTGCTGGCGGGTCACGACCCTCTCGACGCGCTGAAAGGCTTGCGCGAGCACTACCACCACATGCCGGACCCCGAGCAGTCATGAGAGTCATCGTTTCCGGCCCCGTCGAGTACGAGGACATTCAAGACGCCGAGTTGCTGGCCGGGATTGTGACCACGCAGCTCGTGAGCAACGGTGTGGAGCACCTGCCCGACCTTGAGCTGTTCATCGATCTCAAGCCAGCACTGGTCTTTCCACTGGACCCAAAAATCCTCGGCCTGTTCGGTGTGCTCTCTCGGGATTACACCCTGGTGCAGAACGCGGATGCCCTGATCGTTAAAGGCAAGAACAAGCACCTGGTGAAGGTGGCGACCCAGTACAAGCTGCTGATCTACGAAGCATAAAAAAGGGCCCCTCGGGGCCCTTCTCTTTTACGACGGTGGGGGCAAGCCCTGTCGCTTGCTTCCCGCCGGCACTTCGCTGATCTGGATGCCCTGTGTGCTGTGCACCAGCAAATCCACCGACTCACCTGGTTCCAGGATCTGCGCCTGGCCATTCTGCCCGCCAACACGCACCAGGGCCTCGTAGGGTCCGTTTTCTTTTGGCACCGTGATCTTTACCGTCAAGGTCATTTTTCTCTCCCAAAGCAAATTGCCGGCATCCGGCCGGCGCGGGGTTCAGTTGGCCAGGAGTGCTCGGTCCGCGTCCAGTTGCCGGCGCAGCAAGACTACTTCTGCGTCCCGCCGCCCAAGATCCGCTCGGAGTCCTGCGACCACTTCAACCCCTTCGACAATGTGCCGGTCGAAGGTTTCAAGTCGATCTGCGAGACCTCGGCAGGCAGCTTCGTTGGCTTGGGCCGTGGCACGGTAAGTGGCGGCTCTGCGGTCGGCTTCGACGCGCAGCCGCTCACTGCGGCCAAGCTCGCTGCGCAAAGCATCATCACGAGCAGGTTTCGACTGTTGGAATTCATGTACGGCTCCTTGGGTTGATTCGGCGTGTGCGACTTGCTTCTCCGAATTCTGGGTGACGGCCGAGGCATACGCGATGGCCGCCTTGGCTCGGTTGGCTTCGACCTCGGCGATCAAGGTGCGCCTGGCCAGTTGCTCGGTGTGCAGGCGCCAGGTCTGGGTGAGCACAGCGGCCAGCAGCACGAGCGCGAGGATCTGGAAACCATAGGCTTTGATTTTATCGAACAGCATGTCATACCTCAATGATTACATCGGTTAGCGCCGGGGCCTGCGCCTGAATAACCCCTGCTTGGAAATACACCTGGTCGTCCACGGCGGCATCGCCTCGTGCGGTATGCCGGCCGCCCTCCGGTGTCTCAATAGTGGCAACGCCACCGCTGTATTCCACCACGACCCCGACCAGCAGTGGCTCGTTCGGCAAGAGCTTGCGGAAACGGGTGAAAAAGTTGTTACTCATGGACCTCTACCTCCAGGGTTTGCGTGATCACGTTGGCATCAGCGGCCACCGCCACGGAGCGAGAGAGCCCGATGCGGGTCACACCCTCGTCCACGTAGCGCACGAACCGGCCTGGCTTGATCACCCCTGTGCTTTCCAGGACCGGCAGTTTCAGGCCGACCGTCGCAATGCTACCCGTGTTTGCCAGTACCGGGATGCCGCGCTGCCGGGCTGCGATCTCGTGGGTCATGAGTGCGTCCACCACCATCTGGGCCGCCAGGTCGCCAGCGGTCCCGGCGCGCGTCACACGGCCCCGCACACCCACGCTCATGCCTTGCACGAACACGCGGTTGTAGCGCGGCCGGTAGGCCCAACGGATGCTCTCGCGCGAGGCCACGGCCGATGGCAGCTCGAAGTCCGGCACCACGTCGCCCCAATTCCACGGCGCCTCGGGGTAGTGGAGGTGAACCTGCAGCTCGTCGTCGGTGTTGTGGGGCTGCAGGTAGCCGCCTGCGCTGGCGGCCAGCGACTGCAGGGCCGTGATGTACGTCCCCTGGTGATTCCACACGCCGGCCGGCACGAGCCAGTCGTTGGGGTTCCACTGCAGATCCCAGCCGATGCCCACGCCGTTGTCGGTCAGGATCTCGTTGCCGATCTGCTGCGCGTTGCGGTCGCCTGTGTTGAAAAAGCTCTTGATCGGCGAATAGGGGTCGGCCAGCAACGCGGACTTGCCCGTGCCGGTTATGGCCAGGGTGCCCTTCGCGAACTCACGGTCGCTGTCCACGAGCTGGATCAGCAGATTGAACTCTTCCCCGTTGATCGTGGCGATGGCTTCGATGGGCTCCCCGAACGTGTTCCGGCGGACCAGAGGCAGTGCAGCGATGGGCGCCGTAGCCCTGAAATTCCAGGTGTACGAATCCCGGTCCAGGGTCAGGCCCATGCTGGTGCAAGGGATGTTGGCGCCGTTATCCGCGCGCACGAGGGACGAGGAATTGATCACGATATAGCTCTCCAGAACCGGAACGATGATGGTCTCGCCAGGTGGCGTGACGTGGCGTTCGCAGAAAAACACGAGGTCGGTGCTGCCCGTCCAGGGGTCTTTGAACACCAGGTTGGCGGGCACTACCGGCAGATAGCATGGGTCGACCTCGGGCGGCTGCACCCCGCCGATAACCGAACGACCTGGTGGCGGCGGGCGACCCTCTTCGTAGCGCAACCGCAGATATGTGTTCAGTTGTCGAGCCGAACCAGCGCGGTCACGGAAACTCTGCTGCAGAGGCACTGTCTCTTGAAACCGCTGGCGGCCGGCGGCCTGCACAAAACGGCCTTCCTGGAACCGCTGCACCACGGTGTGCATCAGGCGCTCGGCCTCTTGGAACCGTTGGCGATTCGCAGCCTGTACAGACCGACCCTCTTGGAACGTCTGCCGGGTATACACCTGCAAGCCCTTGGCCTCTTGCCAGCTCTGGCCAGCGGTTGCGTGCAAACCACGGGTATCCTGCCAACGGGACGTGACCGCGCGCTGCAAAGGCGCGGCCTCCTGATATCGGTCGGCCACGGGCGCCCGCAGAAACGGCGCGTCTTCCCAGTGCTGCCCTACCGTCACCTGCAGCGGTTTTGCATCCTGCCAGCGCTGACGCACCTCGCCGACGAGAGAACGGTCCACGTTCACATCGTAGGCCGCGCGCACAGACCCCCGTAGGCCCGTCAGACGGCCCGTGGAGGTAAGGATCACCGCCAGCTTGACCCGAGCGGTGCCGCGCAGCCCTGTAAGCCGCCCTGACGCCGTTAGCGTGACGTCGGGGATAGCCGGCGGGCCGGACTCTTCGCCGAACACCAACGGTACGGGGTTGCCGGTTGTGTGCGGCGGTAGCCCAAAAACGAGATCGACTGACGCCACGTGGGCCCCTTAGAAGAATTGCAGCGGGCCGAGGATGATCAGGCCGCCAGCCTGCAGCGTGGGACTGGTCTCCCCTGGCTCAGTAGTGCCGCCTTCGATCTTCCAAGGGGCTGTGCCGAGGTCGTCGCTGACAATGCCGCTCGCCACGAGTTTGTCATCCGAACGTGACCAAACCGCGATCAGGGGTATGCCGTCCGTGAGAACCATGGGTACCGCGCTCGGGTCGGGATTCAAGAACGCCTCATAGCCGACGATGGTGGCACAGGGTTTATCCAGGGGGATCTCGACTTGCGGCGAGCCAGAAGGTGGGTCCGTGGTATAGAAGCGGACCACCGAGGGCCCCGACGCTGCATCCGCGAAGGCGATGGTGGCGGCCATCTGCGCCACTGCCAAGTCGGCACCAATTGTGAAGTCGCTCATGGCATCAGTTCCGCAGTGAGATTGTCAGAGGCCACCGCGCGTTTGTCGTGCGTGGGGTCGTAGGCGAGGACGGTGTATTTGTACGCCGGGTTCAGGTCTCGGAACTCGTAATAGCCCGCCCCGTTGGACCAAGTTTCTCGGATAGCCAAACCGTCTACGTCGCGCATGAGTCGAACTCGACGGTTAGCGACTGTCGTATCCGGCGACCCATCCAAGTACGTGATTCCAGAAATGTAGCCTCCGCCGCCGTGAATGAAATCGGGGGACAGCACGGGGGTGTGATTTAGCGCCGATAGCGGCAAGAACACCGTAGGAGCAAAAAGCTCGCCCGACCCCGCGAGCCCGTGCACCAAAGCCGCCTGAGGCCCCGGTAAAACATCGTAGACACGTGTGACTGCAGACAGAGGATTAGCGCCCGCCAAAGGGAATGTTGTCCAGGGGCCAGATCCGCTATTAGCTGCCTCCAAGCGCAGAGCGCTGGGCGTGTACGACGATGAGGCTGAAAACCGAACACTTAGCTTGGCTACGTCCACGGCCGAACCAAGGGCGTACTGAATCCAGGGGTCTGGGTCTCCGTTGGTCGTGGCCCATTCCGTCGTGTCGTTTTTGTCGAAGGCAGCACTAGCGGGAAAGCCGACACTGAACACCGAGCTGGCCGAGGCAGTGCCTCCTACGGACAAGTCCGTCCCACCAGAGCTTAGGAGAGTTACCTCCCCCAGTTGTACGTAGTTGTTGCCTGCGCCAAGCCAGCAGCGCAACCGCCAATGCGTGTAAGCCGCCATGCTTACCTCCAAGGGCCGGTGATATCCATCCAGCAGTGCCCGGATACCGAAGGGGCTTCGTTAAGTGCAATAGCCTGCCGCACAGACACCAAAACCCTGCCGTCAACCGTCATGCGCGTGCCGCGAGGAAAGCTGGCCCCGCCACCAGACAACGGCACGTAGAAAATGCCAGGGAACGAACCGCGCAGCAACGTGTTCACGGTCTGGATCGCCACGCCTTCGGTGGCGTGGATTCGGGACAGGCGCAACTTACCGTCGATAGTTGGAAACGCGCCCCAGTAGGTGTCTACCCCTGAGATCGCGCCCTGAGAACCAGACAGAGGAATACCCCAAGACTGGATAGCGACGCCAAGACCCGTGTACGAGCGCAACAGCCTCGCTCCAGCTTGGCTGTTACCACCTTGCTGCCCCAGTCCCACGCTACCGTAGGACTGGGCTGCGTTGTTGGTGGCCGCAATCCACACCGCATAGGGGTCGATGCTGCGATAGGAGATCAAGTCACCGAAGTAGTAGGTGGGCTGGGCCTGCACCGTGTTCGCGGCCCCGTATCCTGGAGTTGGGCAAAAGTACAAGCCCCGCGTGTCCCCGAACAAATCCCAGGTGTTGGCGGTGCTGTTGGCTACCGTGGACTTGACCCAGAAAGGGGTAGCCATGTCTGCCACCGTGGGAGCCGGATTGGTGCCCGTGCCAAAGGCCGACATTGTTTCGTACATTCGCACCGTGGCGGTGGTGGTGCCGGTGTCTGTCACCTGCAGGAACGCGCCCACCGTGGCGGGGTCCGTGCTGCGGTAGCACGCGATGTTGGTGCTGCTGTAGGTCTTTTCCCAGTACGGGATGGGGGCCTGCTTGATCGTGATCGTGCCGGCCGCCGTGCCATCCGCAAGGGCCGTCGCCCAAGAGATCGTAGTGGCAGTGGCCGCCGTGATCTTCTGCTCTCCGTTCAGGTTCACATAGCCGCCTGTGACGCCGGCCACGAGTTGCACCGAACTGACCAGGTTCAGGTTCTTGACGTCCGAGGCCACAGTGGCGGTGGCGACACCACCGGCCACAACGATGGTACACGAGCGAGACCCAAAGCCGTTGATCAAACAGGCGTCAAACAGTGCAATGCACGCACCCGCAACACCATTCAGAACCGGCGCACCGGGCATGTCGTCGCGGAAAATTTTTACCGAGGTATCTACTGGGGAAACCATGATGCTGTCCTTTCTGTTTATGGGGTGGTTGGCTCGCGGTCCACGCTGCCGCGACCGATAACCTCGTAGTCGTAATCAATGCCGCCGGGGGGCCCCATCTGCACCGTGCGGATCTGTGCGAACGCGGCCATGGCGCCCTCGAAGTGGATGAACTGCACGTTGCCCGGAATCCAGCCAGCGCCCCAGCCGTTCTCGCGGATCGTGAAGTATGGGGTAGTTCCGCCTGGCACCAGGGGGTTGATCGGCGAGAAATCCGCGTTGATCGTACCCGAACCGATGTTGCCCACGAACTCGCCGATGCAGTCGAACGAGCTGCTGCTGGTAAAGCGCAAGGCAAACCGCTGGGTCAGCGTGCCTGCGTTGTTGACCTCAATGGGGTACAGGGCCGCGTTGTAGTTCGCCAGGGCGGGGTCTCCAACGATGCCGTTGGCCCACTGGAGGTTCCAGGTCTGCTGATCCCACATGGCCGACACGCGCGCTTTCATGTCGCCGATCAGGAGCGCGCTGCTGACCACAGAGCCGATTGGGAAGTCGTGCGCAAGCTGGCCGACGATCTTGATCGTGCCGTCGATTTGCACGTCAGCAATGCGGACCATCTGCTCTTTGCGGAACTCGATGCGCGCCGGCTGATCCCAGCCCGTCACGTCCACGATGGTGACAAAGCCGGTATCCAGGTTGACCGTGTAGCCGCTGGTGATTACCACGTCGTCGTCGCCGAAGATCCGCACGCGCGAAAGGCGGTCCGTGCCGGTGTCGATGGTCTGCCCGTTGGAGTACGTGGCTTCGGACATGGTGGTCACGTTACCGAGTACCATCTGGCCGCCATTGCGAAATATCGGCACTCGGCCATCGGCAGGCAAACGCACCGGGTCCAGGCCCAGGATCTCAGCCTCCACGGGGAGGTAGAAGTAGGACACGCTGTTGTAGCGCAGCGTGGTAGGGTCCACCGGCCAGGGGCGCCAGATTTTCAGCGCCTCGACCGCACCGACGTCGGCCGCGTTGTACCACCATTCCAGTTTCTGCGCGGCAGTGAGCGACGAGTCGAGCACGAAATCCCCGAACTGCAAGTTGACCACGCCGGTGAGAAAATCCACCTTGCCCAGCAGGTGCGTGCCCACGAGGTCTCCATCGTTGTCGGCCGTGGCTGTGAGCGCGTTGCCTTGGGTGTCGGTGAGCACCATCACGAAGCCGCCAGGGGCCAGAGGGGCGCTCTGCGTACGCATCATGATGGTGGCCGTCTTCCACTTCTGGCGCGTGGTCCACAGGCTGTCCAGGGTGAACGAGTCAGGGCTACCGGAAACAACCCAGTCGTACATTTGCGCGATGCCGGATGCGTAGTCAATGTTCCCCGAGGCGATACCGGCCACCGAGTCCGTGCGGTCGCGGTAGATGACGCCCTCGAAGTCGCGGTAGACATGACCCATCCAGGTGAATTGCACGCTGCCAGGGACGATGTAATCCGAGGTCAGAGGGCACAGGTCGATGCTGAGAATGTCGGGTGTGAAGGTCTGTGTGTGCGCCGTCTCCGGTTCGACACCCGTGTTGTAGAAAACGTAAATGCTGCCACCGGCCAGAGTCTCGCTCTCGATCTTGGCCGAGCTGTAAACCCCACCTTTTTGGCTGTCGCTGCCGCCACCGCCAGAGCTGCCGCCCCCTGTGAGTTCCGCGAAGATCGCGGCGTCCTCGTAGTCGCTGTTGTAGCTGTCCGTTTTCGCGTCGTTCTGCACCACGCGCACAGAGAGCGTCTTGGCGACGTAGTTCACCACACCCATCCAGGGGCCGAAGGTGCCGGCCCCGTTGTCCAGCAGCTCGTGGCCCACCAGGTCTTGTGTGCGGCTTTCCGTGCTCATGGCCGTGTTGTGGCGGGCGATGTTACCGAGCGTGCTGTACGCCTGGTTTGTGATCGTGTATGGCATCGTTGGTCCTTTTCAATCAGTAATCGGCGTGCAGGGCCGTGCCGCCAGGGAAAGTGTTGCTCAGGAAATTCCAACCACTGTTGGTTGTCGTAGCGGGCGGTGGTTCAGAAACAGTAGACGTTGTGATCTCGTCCGGCGTAAAGACCCCCGACGATCCGTGGTAAGCCGGGTTTTTCTGGTTGTTCGTGCCCGCTGTGCTGCCTGCTGTGTTGTTCGTGAACCGGGACGTGACCCAACGGACGGCCACTGTGCCAGGGGTCGCTTGCTCAGCGAGGCTGACGCTCACAAAGCCCCCGCTGTCGGGCGTGAGGCCCGAGAAGGTTTCGATCTCTGCCTCGGCCCAGTCGAACTCAATGTTGAACTCCGCACCTGGGTCGGGGAAAGCCGTGGGCCGAATGCGGAACCGGCCCGAGTGGTAGATGATCGTGCCCGTGGCATCGCCGGTAAAACCCCCCGTGCCGTTGTCCGTCGCGGTCTTGGTAACACCACCCGACAACCAGGTAACGACCAGGGAGCCGATGATCACAAAATCGTGATCGAGAACGATCTCAAACTCCGGCTTGCGGAAACCAGATACCGAGCCCGAGCGGTTGGTGTACGCCACCTTTTCACCCCACTGCAGAATGATTTCACTGCCGACGTCCGGCATTTCCTGGAGCGTGATCGAGACGCTACCGGTGGTGTAGACCACTTGGCCCGCGCCTGCGCCAGTGAACGCGCCGTTGCCATCGTCCCAAACGGTGTACCAGTTGCCCAGTGCCATGTAGCTGATCGCCACCGTGCCGGGGGCCGGGAAGGGACGCAGCATGTCGGTATACGAGCTACGGCGGTTCTCCTGTCCGATCTTGATGCGATGGGTGTGGGGCGACTGGCCCACCTCGACTTGACGCGGCGCCGTGGCGAGCACCAGATTACGTACCGAGGCAGGCCGTTGGTCCAGTGCTACCGACTCCGTGCGTGCACTGGGCACGAGTTGGCTGTACACCGATTCGACTTTGATAGCCGCCTCGCCAATCTCACCGGCCACGGTCAACCGCGTGGCACCAAAATACTGTGCTGCGTCGGCCACGGTTGTGTCCCGCACGATGGTCTTGGTTACGTCCCGCGTGTAGATTCTGCTCGGTGGGCTACCGGGGAAATTCTGCGTCAAGCGGTCGCTCAGGTCACACACGATCACATCGGCTTGATAGTCCACAAAGCCGCCACTCACGGACATGGTGAACGTGCGGGTCTCGGTCACTGCGCGTGTGATGCGGACGTACTGCCTGCGTTCTGTGCCGGTCCCCTCTTGGTAGATCAGGCACAACGTGCGACCGATAGCCGGTGCAGCAGACCCGACCCGCTGGAACAACTGGATTTGCGCCATGCCCACGACGTGATTTTCCAGCAGGTAACCGCTCCATTCCGACGCCTGGATCAGGTAGCTTTCGATGGCGTTCGCGATCTCCGTGCGCCTCGCAAAATCGCTGACCTTGGCAAGTGTGATCGCCACGTTGTCGTCGTTTGGCGGCTTGGACACGATGATGTTCGCGCCCATGAAAGTGGCTGTGTTGTTCGTGCGAACAGCGAGGAAAGTCTGGCGGATCGACACGTCACCGTTGGATCGGTCCAGCTCGCTGATATCGTTGAAAACACCGTTGCTGCCGCCATCCGGGATGATGTTGCCCGAGGGCCCGCCACCGCCATTGTCCTCGTCGTCCATGACCACGGACGCCAGCAGGATCACATCACCTTGCAAGATTGGGTCTGCCATTTTTTATACCTCAAGAAAACGAAACACACACAAGAAAAAATCGGTATCCACAACATCGTTGAAGTGGACCACGGGCGTCGCCTCGAAACCTCCACCGTCGCCGCTGTGGCGAAAAATCACCTGGTAGTCCTCGCCGTGGATATTGAGGGTCATGAGCTTGCCTGGCACTGCGGCCCAGAGCTTGACTGCTTCAACCAGGTCACTGGTCATCCACGTGTCCTCGTTCTCTGGCTGCAGTGTTATCTCACGGCCCTTGATCTTGGCGCCGATATGTACGATGGGCGCACCGGTCAAGCCAAACTCCACCGTCTGCCGTACAGGACTCCAGTTGTTCCGGTCTACCCACATCAGGTCTCGGTGCAGACTGATCGTGTCCGTTCCATCGGTAAGTGTGATCGTTGGCGTGGGCATTTATCGAACCGCCGTCAGTGCGGCGGCCTCCAGGGATTGCAGCAAGTTATTGGCACCGGCCTCGTCGCTGCCGATGTTCACACGGCGGCCGTCAGGCAGCACAACCGTCGTATTGTGCGTGATGCCGGCGCCGGTAGACAGACCGCGTGAACCGCCCTTTTTCGTCGTTTCCTTTTCCGTGGTGCTAGCCGTTGGCGTGGTGGTTGATTGTTCCGTGGTAGGCGCAGCCGTGTTCAACAGCTCTTGCTCCAGTTGCTGCAGCTCACGGCGCTCGTCCGCGCTCATGGTGTCGTTCGGCGTCACGAGCCCGTTGCCCTGGCTACGGAGGCGAGCCAACGCACGCAGTTGACGTGCGCGGCGAGCCTTCTCGTTGTCCCGGTTCGCTTCCCCGTAGAGGTTGGCCACGTCGTCGGAAACATCCTGCTCGGTCTCCCCGGCCATCACCCGTTCGCCCGCCGTGTTCAAGGAGTAGTGCTCCTTGTCCATGTTCCACTTTTTCTCGTAGGCGCGTTGCAGGCGTTCAACCGCCGCAGCCTCTTCGTCGAGGATCTTGATCTGCCGCTCCGAGAGATCCTTGGTCATGGTGTAGGGCATGAGCAGCTTGGCCATCGCGTCCGACACATCAGCCAGTTTGGTGATCTGCTGGCCACGGGCCGCCGTCTCACCTTGCACCGCCGTCGTGAGCTGCTGTGTGAGGCTCAGGTCGCTCTGGCGAATGCGCAACAGCTCGCGCTGGGCGCCGAGGCTCTTGGTCTGGGTATCGATCAACTGAATGCGCAATTGCAGCTCCTTTTGCTTGATCAGGTTCAAAGGCTCGTCCACCTTGAGCTGATCGAGCTTGGCCTGCAGCTCGTCTTTCTGCAGTTGCAGCTCGATGGCCTTGATCTCGATGCTGATCCGATCCACCTCGATTTTCTTCTGCTTGGCATCACGCTCTGCCATGGTGGCCAGAGTTAGTTGACCGCTCATGCGATAGCTGTTGGCCTTGGCTTCCGCCAGTTGCACCTCCCCATCCAACGACGCCTGCGTGGCCTGCAGCGCCACTGTCTTGGCCTGCGCCTCGACCTGCAGATTCTTCACCAGGTCCGCCACCGAGTCGCGGTAACGGAAAGTCGCCTCGGCCAGTTGCTGCCTGATAGCTGCCACCTCCGCGTCCGTCTTTTTGCCCTCCAGTTGCAGTCGTTCGTACTCCTGCAACGTGGCGGTAAGGCGCTCCATTTCCGCACGGAACAAGCCCATTTGCTTGGACTGGTCACCATAGGACTGGGCCACCAAACGGCGGGCTTGCACCTCTTGCTGCGCCGCGCGCGATGCCGCCTCGCTCTGTGCGACCTCTGCCTTACTCGTGTTGATCTTTTTGTCCAGCTCCAGGGTCTGCTGGGCAATGGCCTCGGTGGTAGCGCCTTGCTCTGTGCGCGTCTTGATCAGCAGCACTCGTTGCTGGTCCAGCAGCTCCAGCTCGACCCGTTGCGACGCGGCCACCGACGCCAAGGCCGCCGCGTGGTCTTCGGCCGCCTGCGCGCTAATGCGCAGCGTTTCCGCCTCGTTGCCCCGGAGCTTCGCGACCTCGACCATGGTGTCGCCGATCTCCTTCACTGCCTTGGCCTGCTTGCCCAGCGCCTCGGTCTCTTTGGTCTGTGCGGCCAGACGCTCTTGGGACACCGCTGTGATGGCCACGAGCTGGGCGCTCAGGTCGCCCTGGCGAGCTTTCACCAGTTCGGTCGCGATGGCATTGGCCTGCTGGGCACGGGTCATGGTGTCCCATTGCGCGCCGGCTTGTTGGACCGCTGCCGTGGTGGCTTGTGTCGTGTTGCGCAGGTTGACCGCACTCACCGCTGCGGCATCACCACCGATGATGGCTCGGTCAAATGCTTCGGTCAGCGAAGCCTGCCGCTGGGCCGCACCACCCCAGATTTCACTGAGCGCTTCCCACGGGGCCGTCCAGGTGAAGGCTGCTGCCGCCAGCGTACCGCCGGAGCGAAGGAGTCCGCCGATGATCTCAAACAGTGCGTTCAAGGGCAGGAGCACAGAGCCTGCCGCGACACCGAGTGCCCGCAACGAAACACCCAGCACTTCTGTCCAGCCTGCGTCACCCGCGTTCTGCGCCGACTCGGTGAATGCGTTGGTCAAACGGGCCCAGGTGTTGGCCAGGCTGTTGGTCTCACCTTGCAACTCCCGCAGACCCTTCGCAAACGCAGGGAAAAAGTCCCGCGCAGCGAGCTGGCCGCCCTCTACCAACTTGATCAACTGGGCTTCTGTAACACCAAGACCGTTAGCGGCTGCACTCAGCGCGCCCGGCATACGATCTCCGAGTTGTTGCCTCAATTCTTCGAGGCTCACTACACCTTTGCTAGCAATCTGGCCAAGCGCATCAAGGGTTCCAGCGGTGGCGTCTGCTGAAAGGCCCAGTGTACCGGCCGTCTGCGCAACCGACTGAAAGAGGTCGTTGGTAACGGCAAGCGGTATGTTAGACGCTTTGGTAGCGGCACTGAATCGAGTAAAGGACGCCTGGATGCCGCCCACTGAGACACCGGCCTGGTTCGCTGCCGTGCGCAGAAACTGGAACTGGCTCGCCGCAATCGAGGTGTCCTTGTACACCGCGTTCAGGGCCTTGCGAAAGGTCTCCGTCTCGACGATGGTGATCACGAACTCACGGCCGAGATCCTTGACCTTCTGCACCAGGAAACCGACACCATCTGCGATCAGGTTACCGGCCGCGATCTGGCCGAGCGAGTTGGCAAACAGCTTCGTGAGGCGATCAGCCGTGGTGAGCTGGCCATTCAGCCCACGGATCTCGCGCTCGATGGCCTTGATCCTGGCCTCGCCAGCCGTGAATGCACCGGTCATGACCTGGCCAGTGCGAGCAGCCTCGGCCGCCACGGTGGCCATGGACGCACGGGTGCTGGTCAGCTCAAGCTGCAGTTGCTCGACCGAGCGCACACCCAGCGTGCCAAAGGCGGTCTCGATCCGGCGGGCGGCCTGTTCCGCAGCCGTGGCGGCATCGCGTGCATCGGTCTCGGCCTTTTGCAGGGTCTCGCTCCAGAACCGCACATACCCCGCCGCTTCGACCAAGCTGCGTGCATCGGCCGCTTGCTTCTCGAATGCGGCCTGCGCAGCCAGCTCGCTCGCTGCCGCCTCCGCGATCCGGGTTTGACGGGCGAGCTGCGCTGCCGCCTCCGCAGTCCGCACGATCTCGTCGGCCTCCCGCTGCCACCGGCCTTCGTCGGCCAGGGCCTGCGCCTTGGCAGCGGCATAGGCGACCGCACCGGCCGCAGCACGGTTCTGGGCCGCCGTCATGTCGATCAGCTCGGCCGTGGCGCGGCGCTGCAGCTCGATCAAGGTGCGTTCTTCGATGGCCAGCAGGCGGTCTGCCTCCACCAGGTCGATGGTCTCTTGCCGGCGGCGCACTGCCGCTGCGCTGACCCCATTCAGAGCCGAGAGCAACGCCGCCTCTGCAGCGGCCACGTCCGTCGTGGACACCCCAAGGGCCTCGGCCGCGTCCGCAGCCCCCCGCATGGCCGTCTCCTGGGCCTCCAGGGCCCGATCTGCGGCTTGGAGGGTGCCGATGGCGGCTCGTTGCTGGTTCTCCAGCGTGGTGATGCCGCGTGCGGCCTCTGCAACGGCCTGGTTCGCCTCCCGCGTGGCCGAAGCCAACCCCACCTGCGCCTGGCGCAGTTGACCTTGGGTTTCGAGCAGGGCCCGCTCACGGCCGGCGAAGTCGGTGACGGCAGTACCGTTCTCGCGGTACTCCTGGCGCAGCAGCCGCAACGCGGTGGTGGTCTCGACCATCGCACGGCGGTTTTCGTCGAGCGCGGTTGATGCCTGCGCCTGTGCGGCACGCGAGCCCTCGACCTGGGTGCGCTGGTTCTGCAGCGCCGTGGTCAGTGTCGCGGCTGCGGCTGCAGCGGCCTGCTGCCGGTCGCCCAGGAGCTGCGCGTCGTCGGCCAGGGTGCGGAACGCATCCAGGGCCTGTGTCTGCTCGCCAATGCGGCCGATCTGGTTTGCCAGTTCCTGGAACTCCGGTGCTGCTGCACCACCCTCGTCGGCCAGTCGCTGCACCGCCTGCTGGAGCTGCAAGACCTCCGACTCCCCGAGCGTGTTCACGCGCAGGGTCATTGTCACATCACGTTGGTTCCGAGTCGCCATCTGTCATTCCTCAAAAAGAAAGCCCACCGCTGCCGAGGCATACGGTGGGCTCGGGCTGCGGGCAAGCCCCGCCACCTAGCGACCCTTAGACGACGGGATCTTGCATCACGACGATAAACGGAGCGTTCTTGCCGACAGGCGTTTTGAGCTTGCCGGTCATGGACACGTTGTTGAAGTCGTCGGCCAGAAAGTCGAACGCGGAGTCAGCGGCCACGACAGCCTCCCACACCGTGACCGTGACCTGTTGACCGTCAGCCAGGTTGATGCCGTCGAAAATTATTTCGGCGCGAACGTCAACCTTGGTGGCGCCGGAAATGACCACGCCCGTGGCGGCCTTGTACGCACCGGAGACGTTCAAGCTGGCCGCGTCAGCGATGGCGCTGGCCTCCAGAACCATGAGCAGGCCCAGTGGTTTGTTCAGCTTGTAGTCCGTGCCTTCGACATAGGTCGTGCTGCCGGCAGTGTTTTCCACGACGATAACGCCGTCCAGGTTCTTTTTGCCGATATCGACCCACGAGCCTTTTTTGATGGTTACCGGTGCGTCAACCAGCGTGCCAGAAACCTGGTTCAACGCTTCGGAGGTGCCCAGGAGCGCCATCAGCAGCACGTCGCCCACGATTTCCTTGAGGTCCATCGTGAAGTCGGCAGGCTGGTTCAGTTGCACGGTTTCGAGCACCTGGCCGTAGTCTTCGCGGCCCTTGCTGGTCGATTCCTTGGTCTCGACGTTGGGCTTGATCTCGAATTTGTCGGCCTTGTACGGGCCCTTGAGACCCTGCTTGACACCGGCCACGGTGCGGTTGATGAAAATATCGCCAGCGCCCAAAAAGCTACGTGCTGCCATTTCGATTCTCCAAAGGTTGGCCGCCATAGGGGCAGCGAGATAAAACAGTCGCGAGTATAGGTGGGATGCTTTCCCGATTGCCGACCGGACAATTTCGTATTATTGACCTCCTGGTAGTGTTTCCGCGATATCAACGGTGAAGTGCAAAACGGCCATCACGAACGGCTGACCATCGGAACGCGCACCAATGTCGCGGCCACGGTAGTCCAGGGCGCCCACCCGGAAACCCAAACGGGTCTTCTCGAAAATGACTTTTTTCAAATCGCGCAGCGCCTGGTGGGCCGCTGTATTGGGTCGATCTGGGTCACACCGGAGGTACGCCACCAGGGCGTAATCCACACCGGTTTTTATCTCGGTGCGGTTGCGTGTATCACCGGGGTGGTCTAAGCCTTCGATAATCGAAATACACGGTATCTCGTCGTCGTCCACGGCCCGTTTCCCTTGAAACACCCGCAGGCCGATATCGGTTTCAAAACCATCGGCGATTTTGATCGTGCTGACCAGGGACTCGATATGCAGCGATACCGCCTCGGTCGTCTTGAGAATAATGTCAGCCATTCAGGACTTTCTGGAGTTCGATTTGTGCATTGTCGATCAGCTCGCGCTCCAGGTCCGCTGCCACCTCGTCCTCAATCAGCGGGATCTGATAGCGGAACAGTTGGTACACGCTGGGCCCGAGCAGGCTGTTCACCTTGCCGTTGGCATCCCGCCGAAAAACGAGGTAGTTGCCTTCCGTATCTTTGCGGCCGGGGAGCGCGAACGCAGATCGCAATGACTTGCGCGAGCCCTTGTTGACTTCGGCGCCACGGCCGGCGGCCTTCTCATTGGGCTGGATGCCGAGTGTGGGGCGGCCAATGCGCTCCGTCCACCCTGGCCACCGGCCGAATTTCTTGCCCATGCCGAGGATCAGCGCGTTGTTCCACGTTACCGGCTTGACCTCCTGCGTGGCGTCGTAGTGCGAGAGCTGGGTCTGGAACCCCTTACCGCCGGGGGACGTGATCGATGCCTCGGGCTTGCTGTTGGTGGCCCGCTCGACCGTCATCCGCCGGCGCAGGTAGTCGTCTGTGATGTTGATCCCGGCGCTGATGCGACGACGGGAGAGATCGTAGGTGCGCTCCACAACCGCATTCAACGCAGTCACCACCACGCGGCCTGTGACAGCCTCTGGGATCTGCCCGATGGTGGCGGCCAGGCGCTCCACCTGGCGTGTGTCTGCGGTGAAAATGAACGAGGTCATGGCAGTGCGATCACGATAAATCGGGGGTTCATGCCCGAGTCCTCGATCCGCTTTTCCAAGCGGTACACGGGCCCTGTCGGCAGGCCCGCCGCGTCCACGAATTGGAACGTCTCTTTGCCCTTGGGTGCCAGCTCAAACGGCACCGTGGCCACGTCCCTGCGGACGGTTGCATAGCCCCGGTTTCCTGCGCCTTCTCCGTCCACGCCGTCGAATTCAACGTCTTTTTCAAGGTTGATTTTTACGACAGCACCACGGAAAAGAGCCCCCTCGCCCAGGAGGGAAAGGAGGCTCTGGGCTGCGCGCTGAAACAGCGCCAGGGTCATGGTGCCGAGCTGTCCAGCTCGATCACTGCCTCGGGCAGCGTGTTCAGGTACAGCGGGCAGGAGACGGCCAGGCCGTCAATCGCCGAACCCCAGTCGTTCTGCTTCTGCTTGGCGTAGTAGGGCAGACCCATGGAACCCACCGTTTCGATGAACGGCGCAGGCGCAAACAGCGTCTGGAACATGTTCGGCACACCGGTGGGGAAGGCATAGCCCTTACCAGCCGGGATGAAGTCGCCCGCATCGGTGCCGCCTTCGTACACGGTGTACCGCACGCCAGCGAACTCGAAGTCGTCTTCGTTCTGTTGCTGGCGCAGGTAGGCGCCGTTGTTCCACAGCTCCCAAGCCTTTTTCATCTTGTCGTGGCCCACCAGCTTGTCGAAGTAGTCGGCCGCCACGTAGGCTTTCACGCCCGTGAACGAACGACCGCCCAGCTTCGCCTTGATCATGCGCTTGATCGTCAGGCTGGTGGCCTTCGGATCGGTCGTGCTCGCTGGGTTGTCGATGTTGGTCTTGAGCGTCTGCTTGGTCATGCCGAACAGGTCGTACATGTCGTACAGCACAGAGGTGCCATCCGCGTCCAGCACCTGGCCCTTGATACCGCCCACGCGGTGGTACTCGTGGGTCAGGTCCATCTGGTTTTTGGCCAGTGCCATGCGCTCGCGCACCAGTTGCAGGATCGGCACCGTTTCGTCTTCCGAGCCGAAGGCACGAACGCCCAGAATCTCGTCCGCTTGGACGTTCCAGGATTCGGCCATGTGCACGGCGGCTACAGGGATCAGCTTGCGGCCCTTCGTGTGCACCGGCTCAGGCACGCCACCGCGAGGCGACGTAGGCACCAGCTTCAGCTCGGAGCCCTTGCGTTCGATCATCATCACGACGCCGGTCATACCGGCGGACGAGTACAGGCCGCTGTCGCCGATCTGGGTCGGGACGCGCGGAATGTCGATGATGGTCTGCGTGAGTGCCGACAGGCGGAACGCATCGTTGTTGAAAATGTCAAGAGTTGCCATTTTGTTTTCTCTCCAGGTGAGTCAAGCTCGTTGTGGTACTTGGCTCACAGAGCCGGGGTGGCGACCTTGGGCAGGCCGGCCGTGCCACGGACCTTGATACCCTTGGTCAGCAACTGCGCTTCCGCCGTTGCGTCGAGGCCCGTCAGTTGCACGCGCGAGACTTCCGCGTCGCCCGTGATACCAACCGCTTTCGCGTCGCCGGTGATCGCCGGCAGGCCGTTGTACAGGATCGCATCGGCCGAGCCGGCAGCGCCAGCAGCGGTGTACGGGATGTACTTGCCCGAGCCAGCGGCCACGGTGATGATCCACTCGTCGCCAGCCGCAGCGGGGGTGCCGCCAGCCGTCAACGTGAAACCAATGCCCGCCTTGCTGAATGCGACGCCGGTGGTTCCGGTGCCGATCTTCACGCCGTTGGGATCTTCCACGTCGAACTTGGTCGGCGCGGTGAAGGTCAGTTTATAGGCGCCAGGGATGCCAGCCGCACCGACCGTGATCGTGCCGAACGTCGGGTTACCCACGTTGCCGGCAGTAGCCGCAGCGGAGCCCGTGGTCGCGGTATCGACCTTGGTCAGAATGGTGCCCGACTTCACCGCCGTGCCCGTCTGGGTCACGATGATGTTGTCACGGCTGCGGTGGTTATTGGCTTCGCTAACGAGGAAGTCAATGACCGGCAGCAGGCCAGGGTAGAGGTGAACGGTTGCCATGTTGAAAGTCCTTTCGTACTTGCTTACTTGCTTGCTGCGGCCGACTTCTCGGCTTTGCTCTTTTCAGCAGCCCAATAGCCGGTGGCGGAAAAATCGCCTGCCTTGCTCTTGTTCTGCGGAGGCACGTTGTTCACGTGCTCGTCCTTGTCAGCCATCTTGTCCAGGAGCTGCGCGCGCAGCGTGGCGAGGGACATGCCAGCTTTGATCGCCTTGCCGGCCATGTCGGGCTGGTCGGCCAGCTTGCACAGCGTCACGGCCTCCTTGGCGTGGGCCAGGGCGGCGGTCAGGTCGCCTTGTGTGGCGCAACGCACCGAGAGCACCTTGGCATGTGCATCCAGGCCGGCGGTCTTGGCTTGCGCAGTCACCTGCTCAGCCGTCACAGGCGCCTTGGCGGCCTCGTCCTCTTCAACGACTGGCGGGACCACGGGCGGCTCGACGGGTGGTGTGTTCTCGGCCTTCGGAGCGGGCTTGGCCTTGGCGTAAACCTTGGCCACGTTCGCGGGCAGATCGGCACGGGCCAGATCGAAAGACGCCTGCGCCTCGATAGCGTCGGAAACGTCGGTGGCCAGGCCGTTGGTCTTGGCTTCGGAGGCCGTAAACCAGGTGTCCTTTTTCATGAGCGGCGTGAGGTCTTCCGATTTCATGCCGCTGCGCGAGGTGTACGTGGCCAGGAGCGACGTACCGATCTTGTCCAGGGTGTCCGCTGTGTCCCGCAGTTCGTCGGCATTGCCGGCGACGATGGTCCAGGGGTTGTGGAGCATCAGAAACGAGTTCGCAGGCATCGAACGCTTCGAGCCCGCCATGAAAACCACGCTGGCGGCCGAGGCGGCAACGCCCATGGCGACCGTTTCGATTTTCTTGCCGGAGGCCACCAGGATGTTGTACATCGCGATACCGGCCATCACGTCGCCGCCGGGGGAATTGATTTCCACCCGCACGTCGTCGCCTTCGATGGCTTTGATTTGGTCGGCGAAGTCCTTGGCCTGCACGCCCCAGAATCCGATCTCTTCGTAGAGTTCGATTACTGCGGGCTTGTTGGCACCGACACTAGCTTTGATTTTGAAGCAGGGGCGCATGGGTTGGTCCTTTTCAGAATGGCCGGAGTCTAAGCCATATCCTGAAAAGGGAACCGACCGGACAATTTCGCGTTATTTCGGTGGGTATTGCCAAATAACCGGGCCGGCTCCAAAAAGCCAACCGAACTCCGCGACCTTCTCACCATCGGCACGGATCTGGATCTCCAGAGTGGCCATATCTGCAAGGGAAAGCTCCCCGCGCAAGAGCTGGACGGGCTCACCTGGGAACGTCTGGCACTGGCTGAAGCACAGGTATTCCGGCACCCAGCCATCAAAACGACGATAACCGAGGACGGTATTACCGGAGATAGCCGTGTACTTTACCGGAGCTGCCGAGGCAGGTGCGGTAATAAAAACGGCGGCCGAAACCAGCTCAATAAGCAGCGATGACATAGCTTTGCACCAGGTTTACCTGCTTGTAGGCCAGGCAGTTTTTCGTTTCCGCATCCCGGCGATTGGCCAGGCCCTGCACGAATTTATATTCCGGTTTTCCGTCCGGCAGCTTGCGGCCCGTTTTGACATAGGACCAGACGTATTTTCCCGCGTCCGAGCGGCTGATGCGGCGGCAACCGAGATCCCATTGGCCGTTGTTCCAGGCCGCCATGGCGAGGCTGGTGCACGTGTTGGCAACCCCGTTGTTCCAGGCGTGGCTGGTGGCCATGTCGAAGACCTCTTGCGGAGGCAGTTTGGTGAAGCACTGCACCAGGCGCTCCTGCAGTCGCACAATGGCCGCTGCCTCTTCCCGCGCGCACTTCTCAGGTGCCCAGCGCTCCCCTACCACCACGGGCAAAACGGTCACGTGCTTGGTGATGCCGTTGCATACGGTCGGTAGGTCGCCGGCCAGCTTGTCCGCATAGACCAGGCCGGGGTCTTTCTTGTCCGGTTCCCAGACGTTCAGGAACGCAAAAACGGCCCCACTGGCAAGGACCAGGGAGCCGCCGAGGCGAGGGATGTAGCGCACTACATTGCGCAGGTTCTGCTGGGTGGTCGGGTTCATAGCGGCGCCCTGTCCGTGTCATCGATCCGGTCCCCGCGACTGCGCACAAAAGCCTCGTACTCCTGAACCGTCATGATCCGAGGTTGTTTCGGCTTGAGCCAGCCTTGTCGCTCGGCCAGGGGGCGCCACAACTTTTTCCAGAACCACTCGGTGATCAGCAAGGTGGTGTAGACCGCAGCCACAATGGATGCGATGGTTCCCCATGGAATCGCGTTGATCGCGGCCCAGGTGGTGTACCTCGTGCCGGCCGTGGCGGCTTGCACCACCTGGTCGGCTACGTCAGCCTTGGCGGCTGCAGCGACAGTTATGGCGCTGGATGCCTTGGCAAAAGGCATGCTAATTTCAGAGGCGGTAGAAGCGGCACGATCCATCACAGGTGTCTCCGTTGGCAGTGAGGTTGGGGGAAAGTAATCGCGGGCCCCAGGTCTTGCGGGCTCCGCGATTATCGTTCACTGTCCCTCGGGACCAGGCGGTGGTTCTGCCGGATCTGCACCGCCCGATTGCGCCGGAGCCTGACCAGTGGCTCCCGGTGGGGGCAGAATCCCCAGCTTTTTCTCCCGCTTCTGCTCTGCTGCTCGCTCGTCGTCCACCTGGTCGGGGTCGTCGCCGCGCTCGGAAATGACACTGGAGCGGCTGCGGAAACCTGCCTCGACTTCGATCTTTTTGCCTTCTGGATCTTGCGTCGGGTGGATGTGGGCCCATCCATGCGGGAAGTGGCCAGCGAGCTTGATCAGCTCGGCCTCTTCCAATGTTGCATCGTTTTGCAACACCAGCGTGTCAGCGAACCACTCGATTACACGTTGGCAGTACATCGGGATGACCATCTGCCACTGGCGGCGCTCGGCCAGACGGCGGAACTCGTTCATGACCACGCGCAGGGTGCGGTCGCTGATATCCTTGATATCGCCGCTCATGAGTTCGTAGGGCATGCCGGCGCCGGCCGCCGTGCCGAGCTGTTCCGTGCGGATGTAATCGCTGTACGTGGTGCCCGCCTCGGGCGGGTTGGCAAAGGTCACATCCTGGCCGTCCTCCAGCTCCTGGATCAGACCCGGCGCCAGCGGCACAAGCGGCTGGCCAGTGGCTTCGTCGATCTCGTCGGCCAGGCCCGTCATCTGGTTGAATGGGTTGGCCGGGTCCAGCAAAGGCAGTTTCTTTGTGACAAACATCACAAACAGGTTCGCAATTTGCTGGCGCAGCAGCACCGCATCCTGGTAGTCACCGATGCCGCGAAGGCGCGTGAGCACCGGCGCCAGCAGCGAGACACCACGGAGCTGGCCAGGGCGCGTCGGCTCATACATGTGCGAGACCTGGCTGGCCGCCACGCGCACGAGCGACTTACTGGTGTAGTTCACGTTGGCCTCGTCGCCGGGGTGGTCCTTGTAGAACCAATACGCCACGCGCTTACCGCGATAGTTCAACTCGATACCGTTTTGGATGCGGTTACCGACAGGCAGACCCTCGTAGGTGTCCGTGGTCAGATCCATCGGGCACATTTCCGATTCCAGGAGCTGTACCTGGAGCGAGACCCGCAGGCCGTCCTCGTCGGGCTTGCGCGGGCGGCGGCGGACGAACACCTCTCCACCGTCTGCCCACGACAGCACCGCCAGGGTCTGCTGGCCGAAGTAGTCGAGCACCCCGTCCGCGTCGATGGTCTTGAAAAAGGCAATGGCCAGGTCGTTGATCTCCTGGCGACGGGTCTTGTTCGCGATCCGCAGAAAGCGTGGCGTGATACCGATGCCGATCAGCGTGGTGGCCCACTTCTGGGATACCGATTCGCCCGACCAGTCGTTGCGGCGCACGTCCCGCGCACGGCTGCGCAGCTTGGGCACCGTGTCGAGCACGCGGTTCGGGCCCGCTGCTGGCGGTTGCCAACCAGACATACGCTTGCCGCTGCCGCCGCCGTCGTACTTGTTGCTGAATTTGCGGATGGCCTTGCGGATCTCCGCGTCCTTGGTGAGCTGCACAGGTGGGCGCGCCACTGGCACAACCGCAGTGCTAGGTGCAACTGCTTTCGGAGGACGGCCGAGGCGCTTACCGGCGGGCGAGAGGCGAGGTGGGTTGGCCATGCTCAGTACCCCCGGCCAGCGTAGACGGCTTGGTGCTGCCGTGCCCGAGGCCCGATAACCGCCTCGTTCAACTGACCCTGCAAGTCGTTGCGCGCGGCAATCAACGAGTCGGTCGTGTTGTAGGTCACCGTCTGGCCGCCCAGTGTGACCGAGCGCACGCCGGCCGCAATCGCGTCGTTCAGTGCCTGGATCTGGGTCTGCAGTTTCGCAATCGCTTCGGGGGTCAATGCCATGGTCGCCTCGCTTTCAGTTGCCGCATTATCATTTATTTTTAAAAAGTAAAAGAAAATGAATTCGGAAAAAGAAAAACCCAGCCGAAGCTGGGTTGTAAAGGGCTGCGATCAGCCGAGAGGGAGACAATTTTGAGCCCGCGTTGTGGAATCGAACCACCGACCTCCGTCTATGCAACGGTGCTCTACCTCGGACTGGCCAGGTCCACTGAGCTACCGCAGGCGTAAAACAAGGCTAGGACAACGGTATCGGCTCAGGTGATGCATCATTCCCTTCCGGGAGTGTCAAGCGCCGAATCCCGTCGTCTTCGCACAAAAATGCAGACTGGGGATACCCCTAGTCCGTCGTCGCGCTTACCGGCAGATCCGGTAACTATCAAGCTGCAGCAGGGCGACGACTTTGCAAACCAAGGCTCGGGTGGACCGCCGTATCTCCGTTGTGTGACTACACACGAGCCCCACGCTGGTCCTCTAACGGTCCACCTTCGCACAAAAACTGGTCGGAACGGCAGGATTTGAACCTGCGACCCTCTGCTCCCAAAGCAGTAGCGCTGCCAGACTGCGCCACATTCCGAAATCGCCGATGGGCACAGTCATCTGTTTCCAGAGGCACAGGCCAGGTGCAAACA